ATGTCTAGCATCAACGTCGTGGACCTCAATGCCGTCCGGGGGAAGGTTGTTTCCCGGCGCGAAGATGAATCCAAGGGGATCGCCACCCCGGACATCCTGGCCGGCATAGGCTCCCGGTTCGTCATGGACTGCTTGCTGGCCAACGAACTCGGCGACGGGATGCTCTTCGCCGAGATCCATCGGGGCCGATTCGTCTTCATGGCCGCGTCGAAGGAGTGGCTGTTTTTCAACGGCGTCCACTGGCAGATAGACGCCCTCAATCTCCATATGTGCGGCGTCGAGGACGTGGTGGATGCCTACCTGCGCGCCGCTGCCGAGATCGGCGAGAAGCACCTCGACGCCCTCCGCAACCAGGCCAAGGAAACCGCCAAGGAACTCCGGGCCCAGCAGGAGTTGATCTACAAGCGCGTGTCCCGGCTGCGCAGCTCCAGGGGACGCAAGTCCTGCCTGGAGTTCGCCCATTCCTGCACGGGCGGGCTGGTCATTCGCGGCGACGAGCTGGACATGGACCCCTGGCTGTTCGCCTGCGCCAACGGCGTGCTGGATCTGCGTTCCGGCGTGCTGCGCGACGGCCGTCCCGAGGACTACATTTTCCGGGCTTCGCCCGTGGCCTGGGCCGGCATCGACGCCACGGCTCCCACATGGGAGGAGTTCGTCCGCAACATCTACGAGGAAAACGAACGCCTCATCGGTTTCGTCCAGCGCCTGCTCGGCTACTGCCTCACCGGAGTGACCACGGAGCACAAGCTTCCGGTGTTCCTGGGCAAGGGGAGAAACGGCAAGGGCACGATGTTCGAGACGTTCATGCGCATCCTCGGCGGCTACGGCGGACCCATCCAGTCCGAGATGCTCCTCGACCAGGGCAAGAACGTGCGATCCGCCGACGCGCCGAGCCCGGCCATCATGGAGCTCAAGGGGATGCGCCTGGCCCTGGCCTCGGAGACCGACGAGCACGCGCGCTTTTCCATGGCCCGCGTCAAATGGCTCTCCGGCGGCGACACCCTGGTCGGACGCTATCCCCACGACAAGCGCAACACCAAGTTCCGGCCGACCCACAAGCTCATCTACTACACCAACCACCTGCCCCATGCCTCGTCCGGCGACTTCGCCTTCTGGGAGCGATTCTTGGTTGTCGACCACCGGTTGTCCTATGTGGACCGCGAACCGGCGGCCGAAAACGAGCGCCGCCAGGACAAGGAGTTGCCCAAGCGCCTGGAGGATGAGCTTCCCGGCATCCTGGCCTGGCTGGTTCGCGGCTGTCTCATCTGGCAGCGCGACGGCCTCAATCCGCCCGAGGACGTCCGGGCCGCCGTAGAAAAGGCCAAGCGCGACGAGGACTATCTGGCCGACTTCTTCGACGACTGCTGCGAAACAGGCGAGGGCGAGTCCTACCGGGTCAAGTCCACGGCGCTCTACGACCGGTTCGAAGAGTGGTTCAAGAAGGCCATGTCCTCGGACCCCAAGAAGGTTCCCAAGCAACGGCGCTTCTCCGAGATGGTCGGCAAGCGCTTCGACAAGCTCAAGTCCAATGGAATCATGATGTTTCTTGGCTTGCGCCTGCTGCCGGAGCAGCCGCCGTCATGACCATTCCGGGGACTTGGGGAGGATAGGGAGCGTGTGCAAACAAACTTTTCGTTTGGTGTTTGCTTGTGTGCGCTTTTTTTCTCCCTCTATCCTCCCTAATCTTTTTAACGGAAAATATAAGTAAAAAGTAAAGAATAAGAAGAAGATAAGAAAACAACCTCCGGGGAGGAAGTTCCTCCCCGCCAAGTGAGCAAGGCCATGGCAAACCTCCTCGATCTGGTCGCCGATGCAGGGGCGGGCATCCTCCTCAAGAAAATCGGCTCGTCGCCCAAGCGCGGCGACGAATACCAGGGCCCGTGCCCGGGCTGCGGCGGCACGGATCGCTTCCATGTCTGGCCGGACCAGAAGGGCGGCGAGGGCACCTACTGGTGCCGCTCCTGTGAGCGCGGCGGCGACGCCATCCAGTTCTGCATGGACTTCCTGGGCATGACCTTCACCGAGGCGGCCAAGCACGTGGGCCGGCCGGCGGCCGTCAGCGTGCGGCGAATGCGCACGCCGAGATCCAATGCCGAGGCCATGCGCCAGGACGCCGCGCCAGTGGAGCCGGCCAGCCCGGACGAGACATGGGCGCTCAAGGCCACAGCCTTTGCCAGGCATTGCCATGAGGCGCTCCTCGGCTCGCCGGATCGCCTGGACTGGCTGGCCGCGCGCGGCCTGGACCGCGCGGCGGTGGAGCGTTTCGGCCTGGGCCTCAATGCCGGGGAGAACGGCCGCGACGTCTACCGCCCCCGCGATGCCTGGGGCCTGCCGGAGAAGCTCAAGGAAGACGGCACGCCCAAAAAATTATGGTTGCCGTGCGGGCTGGTGGTGCCGCTGGCGCGCGGCGGCCGGGCCGTGCGGCTGCGCATCCGACGGGACGAGGGCGAACCACGCTACTACGTCGTGCCCGGCTCGGGCATGGAGCAGCTCCTCATCCGCCCGGCCGCGCCGGTCATCATCGTGGTGGAGGCCGAGCTCGACGCCATGGCCGTAGCTGCCGCCGCCCCGGACTGCGTCGGCGTCCTGGCCCTGGGCTCGTCGAGTCCCCGGCCGGACGCCCCGGCCGCCGCCGCTCTGTCCCGGGCCCTGCACATCCTGGTAGCCCTGGATTTCGACGCCGCCGGCGCTGCGGCCTGGGACGCGCGCCTGCGCGCCAAGGGCCGACCGGACGCCTGGTGCTGGCGCCGCGCCTTCCCCCAGGCCGAGCGTTGGCCCACGCCCGAGGGCAAGGACCCGGGCGACGCGGTCAAGGCCGGCGTGGATCTGGCTGCCTGGGTTCGGGCCGGGCTGCCGCCGGTCTTTACCCTGCCCGCGCCGAAAAAGCCGGCCCCTGCCGCCGCTGCGCCGGCCTCGACGCCGGAACCGGGGACATCGGGACCTTCATCGCTTGGACTGCCTCATGTTTGGGGGGCGGGGGAATTCTTGGCAGAGGCGAAGGAAACGGCGGCGACGGCGGCGCTTGAGGCGTTCCTGGCCCGCTATGCTGCTGCCGGCCTGCGGTTAGCCGGCGTGATTTTTGCCTTCCCCGAAGGCTTTTCTCCGGCGCTGCGCGCCGAAGCCGAGGAGCTCTTGAGCGTCGTGGGGCAGGAGTGGGAAGCGACCGAAGGCTGGAAGAGATGAGCGGTATGCGCCTGCCGGCGCGGCGACAGGGGAAAGACAGTGGAAGGTACGCGCCTGCGGCGCGGCAACAGGACAAGGAAACAGCCATGACCATTGCCATCAATTGCCCGGCCGGCCTGGGCGTGACGGACAAGGGGCGTTGCCTCGACCGTGCGGCCGCGTCGCCGCCGCGCGGCGTGTGCCTGACGTGCTTTGCGCCCGTGGCGCTCATCGCCTGGGGCGGCGACGATCCGGTTAACGCCGCGCTGGCGGCCGGGCTGGAGGGCCTCATCGTGACGCCCCAGGCCGGACCGGCGCGGCCGTTGCCGGTTGTGACGCCGGCCGCGCCCAAACGCCACGGCGTCCTGCCGCGCCATGAGGCGCTGGCCATGGCCCTGGCCTCGGCCATGCGGACCCGGCGCGACGGCGTCGTGCCGGAGAAGGTTTTGGAGCGGCACTACCGGGCCGTGCCGGCCGCGCCGGAGCTGAAGCAAAACATCTTGCGCGTGGTGCGGGCGGCCGGGCTGCCCGTGGAGCGCACGGCCCCCAGCCGGCTGGTGGTCCCTATCAATGCACACGTCCGGGCGTTTGTCCGGGCCTACGTCAAGGAGGCGTTTTAAATGTCCGACACGCTCCCTGCTTGTCTCGGCTGCGGCGTTGTCCCGAAATGGTCCGAGGATCGGCCCGGATTCTTCCGGTTCGCCTGCAACTGCAACGGCTTCACCTTCGAGGCGGTCGGCGCGACCACGCGCAAGGAAAGAGACCAGGCCATGGCGGTGCTGCGGCCGCAAGTCGAAACCATGTACCGGGAAGAACACGCCAAGGCGCTCGTCATGGCGGGAAAGCTTTCCGCCGGTTCGGAGGTGGAACAATGAACGGCCTGCGTGTTGCCTTGATGCTCTTGGTCATGTCGCTGCCGTTGCCGGCCCTGGCCGACGACCTGACCGGCGTGGTGCTGGCCGTCCGCGACGGCGACACCCTGCGGGTGCGGCTGGACTGCCCGGGCTGTCCCAGGATTTTGCAGACCATGAGCATCCGCCTCATGGGCGTGGATGCGCCCGAGCTCAAGGACAAGCGGCCGGAATACGCCGAGCTGGCCCGGCAGGCCCGGGGCGCTCTGGCCGAGCTGTGCCCGGCCGGGGCTACCGTGGCCTTGCGCGGGGTCAAGTGGGACAAATTCGGCGGCCGGATGCTGGCCTGGGTGTCGTGCGCCGCCGGCCCGGACGCGGCCGAAACCTTGAAGGGGATGGAGTTGGCCCGGGTGTATTGGGGCAAGGGGAAAAAGCCGTGGTGAGTGATTGCGGCCGCATGACCTCCATCATCCACCACGGCGACGCCCTCGCCGTCCTCCGCACCCTCCCCGCAGAGTCCGTGCATTGCCTGGTCACCTCGCCGCCGTACTGGCGGCTGCGGGATTACGGCGTGGCCGGCCAGTACGGGCTGGAGGATCGCGTGGATTGCCTGGGCTGGGCCACGGGCCAGCCTTGCGGCGACTGTTTCGTCTGTCGGCTGGTGGCTGTGTTCCACGAAGCGCGGCGGGTGTTGCGGGGGGACGGCACGGCCTGGGTGAATATGGGGGACAGTTATGCCGCAAATCACGGGTGCAAATCCAATAAGTCCGGGGCAAAGCAGGCGCAAAATCGCGGGAGCATGTCCATTGACACCCGTCGTAATCCCATCGGGGTTCTGAAGCCCAAGGATTTGACGGGCGTCCCTTGGCGTCTGGCCCTGGCCCTGCAAGCTGACGGCTGGTTCCTGCGCTCGGACATCATCTGGCACAAGCCCAACCCCATGCCGTCCAGCGTCAAGGACCGACCGACCGTAGCCCATGAATACCTTTTCCTGCTGGCCAAGTCGCCGCGCTACTTTTGGGACGCCTCGGCCATGCAGGAACCGACCGCCGCCCTGGCTGACGGCGCGCGGCCGCAATCCCCGTACAGCGTTTCCTTTGACCGGCCGGTGGCCGAACCGTCGCGGCCGGGCCAGTCCGCCAGCCAACACCGGCCCGGACGCACCAAGGTTCCCGGCGGCTGGGACACCAAGCCCGGCGCGCACGGCAGCGTCCACCGTGAAGGCCGCAGCGCGCCGCAATACGTCGAGGGCGTCGCCGACACCCGCAATCGTCGGTCCGTCTGGACCATCCCCACCCATCCCTTCCCGGAGGCGCACTACGCCACCTTCCCCCCGGCCCTGGTCGAGCCGTGTTTGAAAGCCGGCTGCCCGGCCGGCGGCATCGTGCTGGACCCGTTTTTCGGGGCCGGAACCACCGGGCTGGTAGCGCGTCGCCTCGGGCGCGGCTTTGTGGGCATCGAACTCAACCCGGAAAACTGCCGCATGGCGAAACGCCGCATCGAGCGCGACACCGGCCTGCTCGGGCCGGTGGAGATCGTGGCGCACGGCGCGGCAGGGCAGGAGAGGAAAACCGCATGACCGACCCCAAAACCACCCTCGTCACCCAGTTGCAGGCCCGCAATACGGAACTCGTCGAGGCCAACCGCGCCTTGCGCCGCCAGCTGGAGGCCGTTGCCGGCGATCTGCCGCCCGGGTTCGTCTTGATCCTGGCCGAATACCGCAAGGCGCTGATCAAGCACCCCACCTTCCCGGCCGACGTCGACGGCATGGGCTGCACCCTGGGCGAGGAACTGCTGGAAGTCGCCGTGGCCGGCATGAAAGCCATGCAAGCCGCCAACGACCACCGCGACGAAGGCCTGGCCCTGGCCGAGGTGCGCCGCGAATTCGCCCACGTCGGCGTGGTGGCCGGCCGGGCGCTGGTGGCGATGGAGGAACTGCTGGCGGCGGCAGGCGAAGGCAGGGCGGCCGCATGACCGTCCGGCAACTGCATGAGTCCGCCATGCGCCATGCTGCTGACGCCCAGGGGATTTTGAGACGGGGATTCTCGGCTCGGTGCTCAATCGGATGGGCCGCCGGCTTGGAGCAAAGGGCGTTTCATTTGCTCCCGGCCGAGGCGGCCAGCGAGCCGACCCGGGCCATCCTCGGCCTGTCCGCCGCGTCCCTGTGGTGGGGCATCGGCCGCTACGTCAACGCCGTGCCCTTCGAACACCGCGAACTGGTCAATCTGCTGCGCCGCTGCGAGGTGGATGCGCGGCAGGGAGGGGAGGGAAAAGCCGCATGACCGACCCCGACAAACCCATCAAATCCCGGACCGCCGCCCACAAGTACATCGTCGGCCTCGGCTACAAAGTGTCGCAGTCGAAAGTGTATGAGGACTTTAAGGCCGGGAAGCTGGGCAAACAGGAGGACGGCACGTTTTCGCCGCGCACCTTGGAGGCCTACGCCAGGGCCTACCTGGAACCCATCGCCGGCAAGGTGCGCGACGACGGCGGCAGCGCGGCCGCGACCAAGCGGCTGTTGGCCGACGCGGATCTGCGCGCCGTCCAGGCCGACCGGATGCGCCTCAAGCTGGCGGCCGAGGAGGGGCTGCTCATGCCGCGCCAGGAACACGAGCTGGAGCTGGCCGCCCGGGCGCAATTCTTCGTCAACCAGGTGGGCGTGTTCTGCCACCGCCTGGCCCCGCGCATCATCGCCTGTTGCGCCGGCGACGAGGCCAAGACCCCGGAGCTGACGCAGTTCTTGCTTGAGGAAACCGCCGTGTGGCTCGACGCCTATGCCCAGGACAAGGTGTTCGTGGCGGAGGACATGATCCGTGGCTGAACCGGCGCGGCAGCTTGACGGCTACGCCTTTGCCTTCACGGCCGGCGAGCGCGACGTGTTCCGGCGTCGGCCGCACATGCCGCCCTCGGTCTGGTCCGAGGAAAACGTCATCATCAAGGACGGCCCGTACAAGGGCACGCGCTGGCGCAACGAAACCGTGCCGTACCTGCCGGAGGTCATCGACACCTGGGCCTTGCCCTGGACCGAGGAGACGGTTGTGTGCGGCACGGCCCAGTCGGCCAAGTCCTCGGGCATGTACCGTTGCATCGAATACTCTGTGGATCGGCGGCCCGGCCCCAAGATGCTGGCCATGCCCGACGACCTGACCCTGACGCGCGTCTCCCAGTTCAAATTGTTGCCGTCCATCAAGGCCTGCGCCGCCACCCGCGCCAAGCTGACCAAGGCGACCCAGGACACGTTCGTTTTCTCCGACGGTTCCGTGCTCTATCTCTCTGCGGCCCAGTCGCCATCCCAGCGCGCGTCCATTTCCGTCATGGACCTCTTTTTGGACGAGGAAGACCTCTACAAGACCATCGCCGGCCAGGGCGATCCGGTGACGGACTTCAAGGAGCGGCTCACCAGCTACAAGGGCATGAGCAAGCTTTTCCGCGTCTGCAAGCCCGTGGGCGGCGAGGAGTCGAGCATCTGGAATGCCTTGCTGGCCTGCGTGGAGATCCGCGCCCGGGCAGTCGTGTGTCCGGCTTGCGGTACGGAACAGTTCATGCGCTTTTCGCAAATCAAATTCCGGGGCGTGCGCGACCCCAAGGCCATGCGCCAGGACAAGGCCGCCCGCTACGAGTGCGAACATTGCAAGTACCACTGGTCGGATTACGCCCGGGACATGGCCGTGCGTTGCGGCGCGTGGCGGCCGGTGCGCTTCGACGACAAGAGCCGGGCGTTTGTCCCCACGGCGGCCGTCTACCGGCCGCGTTCGGTAGGCTTTCATCTGCCGGCGCTGCTGTCGCCCTTTGTCTCGCTGTCGGAAATCGCGGCCGCGTTCCTGGAGGCCAAGGCCGATCCGCGCCTGTGGCAGTCGTTTTTCAACAACATGCTGGCCGAGCCCCACGCCCGGACAGCCATCCGCACGAGCTGGGAGCGCGTCCTCGACGCCCGGGTGCTGACCCTGCCGCCGCGCACGGTGCCGGCGGCGGCCGTGGCCCTCACGGCCGGCTTCGACCTGCAAAAGCGCGGCTTGTGGTTCACCATCCGGGCCTGGGCCGCCAGCCTGGAAAGCTGGCTGGTGGATTACGGCTATGTGCCCGGCTTCGAGGACGTCTACCGGCTGTGCTTCGAGGCCTTTTATCCGGTGGAAGGCGGCGGCGAAAAAGGCGTCTGGCGCGCCGGCCTGGACACCGGCGGCGGCGACACCGACGACGAGGTTTGGACGCGCACCGAGGAGGCCTACCAGTGGGTGCGCGCCAACGGCCTGGGCAAGATCTTCGCCTGCAAGGGCGCGTCCCATGCCCAGCTCCAGCCGGTCAAACGCACGCCCATCGACAAGCTGCCGCGCTCGGGCAAGCCCATACCGGGCGGGCTGGTGCTGCACCTGGTCGATACCGACTATTTCAAGCGCCTCATCCATGCCCGGCTGGCCCCGGACGCGGCCCAGCCCATGCGGCTCCATGCCGGGGCGGACGAGGCGTACGCCAAGCAGCTGGCAGCCGAGGAGCTGGTCATGTCCAAGGGTAAGCCGGTCTGGCGGCAGGTGCGGCGGGACAACCACCTCCTCGACTGCGAAATGCTGGCCGCCGCTTGCGCCGCGCCGGAATGGACCCCGGGCCTGCAACTGCTGGCCCGGCAGGAAGAAGAACCCGTGGCCCGGCCGCGCCCGGCCGCGACTGCCCAACCCCAACGACGGAGATGGTAAGATGCGAGGAACAAGACTTTCCGGGATGAAGGATATTTGCGCCTATGTCGGCCGGTCGGAACCGACGGTGCTTGCCCTGATCCGCAACGAGGGGTTCCCGGCGAAAAAAATCCGGGGCGAATGGACGTCGGACACGGAGCTGATCGACGCGTGGCGGCGCAAGCAAATCGCTGGCGTGGCGGCATGAGATTTTTGGCGAAAAATCCCGTCAAGCGAAAAATTGCCCTGTTTGCCGAAATCTAAGCCACGTTTGCCGCAATCTGCCAAAAGCTGTCAAAAGAGCCAAAAAAGCGGGGTTACGGTCCCTCAAAAGAGGAGGGGCCGTGGCCTTCACCACCTGGACAGCCCTGCGCGACGACATGCGCGCCGACTTCGCTTCCGGCGACTGGCGCACCAAAAGCTACGCCGTCGGCGATAGCCGCGTTGAATACCACACGCCGCAAGAATTCCTGGCCGCCATGGAATTCGTCGAGGCCCGGGCCGCCGCAGAGGGCCAGAAGTTCTACGGCCGCACCTACGCCCGAAACGGGGGGCGCGGCTGATGTTCGCGGCGCTGTCCGACTGGCTCATCCGCCGCCGGCTGCGGCAGCATGGGCTGCGCAAGCGCCAGTACGCCGCCGCCCAGGTCACGCGCCTGACCGGCGACTGGCTGCCGCCGAACCTGCGCGTCAACGACCTCATCGCCGCGTCGGCTCCGGTCATTCGGGGCCGCGTGCGCCAGATGGTCCGGGACTTCCCGCCGTTTTACCGGGCCGTCAACAACATGGCCACCTTCATCATCGGCGACGGCATCCGCTTCCAGTCCCGGGCCACGACCCCGGACGGCACGCCGGCCAAGGGCGTGCGCCAGCAGATCGAAGACCGTTTCGCCGCCTGGATGGATGAGGCCGACGTTTCCGGCAAGCTCCATTTTCACGAGTTGCAGCAGCTCGCCGTGCGCCAGGACGGCGAGGCCGGCGAATACATCGCCGTCATCCGCCGGCCCAAACGCCCGGGCCGTCATCCTTTCGCCCTGCAATTTTACGAGTCCGAACGCCTCGGCGACTTTGGCGCGCGGGTCGAGGCCGGCAACAAGCTGCACCAGGGCGTTGAGTACGACGCCGAGACCGGCGAGCGGGTGGCCTATCACTTTTGCGACGAGGGCTACGGCGCACCCACCCGCGTGGACGCCGGCCTGGTGCTCCACGATTTCCGCACCCTGCGCCCGGGGCAGCTTCGCGGCGTGTCGCCGTTCGCGGCCGCGCTGCTCATCGCCCGCGACCTCGACGACTACGTCAACGCCGAGGTGGACGCGGCCAAGATGGCTTCCAAGTGGCTGGCTTTCGTCACCTCGCCGAACCCGGCCGAAATGCAGGCCTTCCGTCTGGAAGGCAAGCCCGCTGGTCTCCAGGGGAAGCCCACGGAAAGCCTGGAAAACGCCATCATCGAGTACCTGCGGCCCGGCGAATCCGTGAATTTCCAGAATCACAGCCGCCCAGGCGACCCCTTCGAGGCCTTCAACCGTTTCGTGCTGCGGATGATTTCCATCGTCACGGACATGCCCTACGAGCTGCTGTCCGGCGACTATGCCGGCCTCAACTACACCACGCTGCGCGGTATCCGCAACGATTTCCGCAAGATGCTGACGCCGCAGCAGTCCCGCCACATCCTGCACCTGTGCCGCCCGACCATGCGTCTTTGGACGGAGACCGAGGCGCTGCGCGACCCGTCTTTCCTGCCGGGCTATTACGCCGATCCGTCCCGCTATCTGCGCGGCGTGTGGATTCCGGCCGGCCTTCCCGAGACCGACCCGCAACGGGAGATCAAGGCCAACATCGAAGCCATCAAGGCCGGGCTCAAAGCGCCGCAGCAGGTCATCCTGGAGCGGGGCGACGATCCCGACGCCGTGCTCGACGCCCTGGCCGATTGGAAAACCATGTGCGCCGAGCGTGGCCTGGATTTCACCGAAGCGGTCGCGTCGGCGTCCACGGCCGTGGCCAACAATCCCGCCGCCCTCGACGCCCAAGCCGACGGCAGCGATGGCCGGGCAAGGAGCATCCAATGACCAGCAAACATCTGCCTGTCATCCGCACACGAAGCCAGGATGACCCCATGAAAACCCGGGCGCTGTCCCTGCGTTTCGACGCCGGCGGCAAGCCGGCCAGCCTGGACGAGGCCGCGCGCTCGGTGGAGGTGGTCGGCGCGACCGAGACCGACCAGGTCGGCGTCTACGACTACGAGTTCGGCCGAGCGGTCCCGGAGATCCTGCTCATGGCCGGCTGCCGGCTGCCGGCCAGCGGCCGGGTGGTGCTGCTCGATTCCCATTCGCGGTGGGCGACGTCCTCGGTGGTCGGCAGCTTCCGCGAGATGCGCCTGGAGGCCGACAAGCTGGTGGGCAAAGCCGTGTTCTCGGCCCAGCCCGAAGGCGAATCTGCTTTTGCCAAGCTGCGCGAGGGGCATCTTTCGGACTTTTCCATCGGCTACCGGGTCAACGCCTACACCCGGGTGGAGGCTGGCAAGACCGTCTCGGTCATGGGCCGGACCTTTACCGGCCCGGCGCTGGTAGCCACGGATTGGGAACCTTTTGAACTGTCGGTCTGCCCTATCGGGGCGGACCCCAACGCCAAGGCCCGAGGGGCCGGGAGGGACAACGGAATGGACAAGCGGTTGCGTGAATTGCTGGAGGCGCGGGGCCTTCCCAAGGACGCCACCGAGGAACAGGCCTGGGCGTTTGCGCAAACGCTTGAAGCCCGTTCCGAGGGGCAGGGCGGCGAGGAAGGCGGGGCCGGCGAGGCGGGCCAGGGCCAGCGCGGCGCGGCTGCGGCCGCCATGGACAACAACGGCGACGCGGCCCGGGAACGGGCCGCAGGCGAAGCGGCCGAGCGCGCCCGCGCCCAGGAGATCCTCGGTATGGGCCGGCGCTTTGGCTGCGCCGAGCTGGCCGAAAAGCTCATCAGCGAAGGCGTCCCCGTGGACAAGGCCCGGGCGGCCGTGCTGGACCACCTGTCCGGCCAGCGCCAGGGCGGCCCGGCCTACAGCGTGGACGTCGGCCTGGACGAGCGCGACAAGTTCCGCGCGGCCATGGCCGACGGCCTCAAGCTGCGGGCCGGCATGGCCGTGGAGAGGCCGGCCCCGGGCGCGCTAGAGCTGCGCGGACTGACCCTGCGCGAGGCGGCCCGGGAATGCCTGCGCCGGGTCGGCGGGTCCGTGCCCGCCAACCCCATGGACATGATCGGCCGCGCCCTGACCACGTCCGATCTGCCGGTGCTGCTCGGCAGCGTGGCCAACCTCTCGCTCATGGAAGGCTACGCCGCCCAGTCCGAGACCTATGCCGCCTGGGTGGACGACACCGGGCAGGTCTCGGATTTCAAGATCCACACCATGGCCCGGGCCGGCGAAGCCGACGATCTGGAGGAAATCCCGGAATCCGGCGAATACACCTACGGCTCCCAGGACGAGGCCAAGGAGACCTACCAGGTCGCCACCTACGGCAAGATGTTCGCCGTGTCGCGCCAGGCCATCATCAACGACAACCTGGCCGTGTTGACCGACATCCCGCGCCAGCACGGCGAAGCCGCCGCCCGCAAGATCGGCGACATCGCCTATGCCGTGCTCATCGCCAACGGCAAGATGGGCGACGGCAAGGCGCTGTTCCACGCCGACCACGGCAACCTGCTCCCCGCCGGCACCGTGGCCGTGGCCACCCTGGGCGCGGCCGAAACGGCCATGCAGTCGCAAAAGGACATTCGCGGCCTGCGCCGTCTCAACATCCAGGCCCAGTTCCTGCTGGCCCCGGTGGCCAAGAAGACCCTGTTCGAGCAGTTCTTCGCCACCCAGCTCATCGGCGGCGAGGCCAATTCCCCGAACATCGCCAACATCTATTACGGCAACAAAATCCAGCGGGTCTACGAGCCGCGCCTGGACGACGATTCCCTGACCGCCTGGTATCTGGCCGGCCCCAAGGGCAAGACCGTGCGCCTGTATTTCCTCAATGGCGTGCGCGAACCCTATCTGGAGACCCGGCAGGGCTGGAGCGTCGACGGCGTCGAATACAAGGTCCGCCTGGACTGCGGGGCCAAGGCCCAGGATTGGCGCACCATGACCAAGAACCCCGGCGCGTAGCCGGCCGGCCAAGCGGAGAAACGGATATGAAAAACTACATCCAGAAAGGGGACCGGCTGGTCTACGAGGCCGCTGCGGCCGTGACCTCGGGCGCTCCGGTCGTCGTGGGCACGCGCATCGGCGTGGCGGCCGGCGACATCGCGGCCGGCGAATCCGGCGTGCTGGTCATGGAGGGCGTCTTCTCCCTGCCCAAGATCACCGGGGCCATTGCCCAGGGCGTTGACCTCTACTTCGACGCCGACGGCGACCCGCTCGGCGGCGTGGCCGGCAGCGGCGCCCTGACGGCCACGGCCACGGGCAACGTGGCCGCCGGCTACGCCTTCGCGGCGGCCCTGGCCGCCGACACCCACGTGTTGGTGAAACTGGACGGCTAAACAGCAACCCCGCCCGGGGCCGGACGCTGCCACGTCCGGCCCGGGGCCTGGGAGGCTCCATGATTCCCCAAGACCTCAAGCATTTCCGCGCCGCCGAGTTCAAGGCCCCGTCCACCGCCGTGGATTCGCGTCTGTGCTACGGCCTGGACGCGCTGCGCGAGACCGTGGGCGGCCCGGTGGTCATCCACTGCACATTCGACACGGACGGCCATGAGCCGGCCTCGCGCCACAAGCTGTCGCCCTGCGACGCGGCCGATCTGCATGTGGTCGGCGTGCCGCCGGCAACCGTGCTGCGGGCCATCCTGGCCGGCGGCTGGGGCGGCGTGGGCTGGTACCCGCACTGGAACAATCCCGGCTGGCACCTCGATCTGCGGCCCGTGCCGCGCAAATTCTGGGTGCGCACCAAGGACGGCTACGTCTACGGCCTGCCCGTGTTGCTCAAGGCCGTCGGCCTCACGTTGGAGGACGTGGAGAACGCCGGGCCGTGCCCGTCCGACGCTTTCCGGGCGGCCCATGCCTTCACGGCCAAAGCCGAAGGCGGCCTGACCCGCGACGCCGGCGGCGCGACCAACCACGGCGTGTCGTTTCGCCTGCTGCGCCAGCTCTCGCCCGAGCTGGGCGACATCGACCGCGACGGCGACGTGGACGAGGACGACATCCGGGCGCTCACGCCCGAAGACGCCCAGCGGCTCATGAAGCTGCTGTTCTGGGACGGCCTCAAGCTGGACGCCATTGCGCCCATCACGGCGTGTTCGGTCTACGACTTCGCGGTCAACGCCGGCCCGAAACAGGCGGTCAAGGCGCTCCAGCAGTCGTGCCGGTACTACCCCCAGGTGGAGCTGCTCCTTGACGGCATCCTCGGCCCCAAGACCAGGAACACGGTCAACAGCATCGCCAGCAATCCCGCACGGGACATGATCCTGGCCCAACGCGTCACCCGGCAGCGGCGCAATCTCTACGCCGCCTTGCACAAGGCCGATCCGCGCCAGCCGCTCGCCGGCTGGCTGAACCGCTGCGATGCCCTGGACAGTTATTGTTTGCATCTCGTCGGCATGGCTGCCGTCAGGGCGGACGCATGACCGCCGCCGAAAAGCTCACCTCGCGCAAGCTGCTCGTGGCCCTGGCCGCCATCGCGGCCATTGCCGTGTGCCCGCGCCTGGGCTGGACCCTGTCCGACGTGGACGTCAAAGCCATCACCGACATCGCCATGACGGCCATAGGCGGCCAGGCCTGCATCGATCTGGCCGGCCGGGCGTTGCCCGTGGCCGCCGCCTGGCTCTCCGGCCGCACACCGACCGCACCCGCCGAGGAGTCCAAGCCGTGAAGCAGCTCGAAACCATCCCCTACCGCGACGGCGGCCGGGAACTGTGCGTCACCGGCTCCTGCCTGCTCACCGCCGCCGACACGGCGCTGGGCCGCGCCATCCGGTTTTTCCAGGGCGGCGGGGCCTTTTGCTCCCATGCCGCGCCGGTGGTGCGGTTCCCGGAAGAGTTTGTGGGGCGCGACCGCGTGACCCTCATAGAGGCCCTGGAACATGGTCTGACGCCCACATACCTCAGCCGGTACTTTAAGGATTTCGACGGCCGGCTGTTTCTCTTCACCCCGGCTGGGCTGACCGAGCTGTTCCAGGCCCGGTTCGCGGCCTGGCTGGTGGACCGCATGTGCGCCGAGACGCCCTACGGCTACCGCGATTTGGTGCGCCAGACGCGCGGCCGGGTGGAGCAGGACGACAAAGCGCTTTTTTGCTCCGAGGCCTACGGCATGGCTCTGGAAGCGGCCGGCCTGCCGCGCCTGGCCGAGGCTCCGGCCGGGCTGGCCCCGCAGCCCAGCGACATTCCGAACTGGTGGCTCGGCCGCGTGGTCGAGCTGGTCGGCCCCTTCGGGGCGCAGGAGGCGGCGGCGTAATGATGATGCGGGAAGTCCTCGAATCCCTGGTCGGGGCGTTGCAGGGGCTCCTTGGCGACTACGCCGCCAAGGCCGTAGGCGCGACCGTGGCCACCTCGGTGCTGGTCTGGGTCGGCGGCCAGGACAGGCTGCTGGAAGTGCTCTTTCTCCTGGTCTGCATCGATTTCGCCCTGGGAGTGGCCCACGGCTGGAGCGTCGGCCGGCTGTCGCGCAGCAAGTTCATGTACGGGCTGGCGAAATTCGTCCTGTACTACCTGACCCTGCTGTGCGCCGCATTGCTGGATGCGGCGTGCAACGCCAAGGCCGCCGCCTTCATCCACGTGGATTTCCGGGGCTTCCTCATCCTCTATCTGTGCTTCAACGAGGCCATTTCCGTGTTCGGCCATCTGCACTTCTTCGGCGTGCCGCTGCCGGAATGGCTCATGCGCCGGTTGCGCGACTACCGGGATTGCAAGGTGTTCGCCGACCGGCATGTGCCCGGACCCGGGGGCAAGCCGTGACCATGAACGCCACCGGCCGCTTCGAGGCCGCCATCCTGGCCGCTTTTGTGCGCTTGCCCGGCGTGCTGCCGGCCGTCTACCGGCCCAAGGCCGGGGGCGAGGTGGGGACCTACGCCCAGGTCGAGAACCGCCAGACCGAGACCGAGGCCCGTGTGCGCGGCGAGTTCGCCGAAATCCGCGTCCCGGCCAGGGACGTGCCGGACCCGGCGGTAGACGATGTAGTCGAGGTAGCTGGCGTCGTCTGGCAGATGCGGCCGTCCACGGACCAATTCATCCAGCGTCGGCAGGACGGGCCGTTCTGGGTGGTGCGCTGCCGGACCGGCTTGCGGGCCACGTTGGCCGGGGGGCGCTAATGCTGCACTTGGAGACCGAAACCCTCATGCAGCAGATGGCAGTCCAGGCGGACGCCATCAAGCATATTCCTCGCGCCCGAAGCGCGGCGCTCTCTTCCGTGGGGCACGAAGTCCGCATCTTGCTGCAACGCTTTCAGCGGACTCTGGCCGAGATCAATCCGCATACCCCGATTCTGTCTCTGGCAATGCAACGGGCGCGCGCGCCGAAGGAACGCAATGCCGGTGGTTGGGTCTACAAGTACGAAGGGCGCGGCAAGAAACGTCGTCGTTTGAAGCATTTTCAAAGAATAGGCGGCGCGAAACGCGGGACGGGATTTGCTGACGACGATGAAAAGCCGGCCTTTCGAAAGATCGTCAAGGCCGTCCGATACAGCATCGAAGACGGCAAACAGGTGCGCATCGGCTTTTTCAAGGGGGCCTCCAAGTCCATCGACTACGGGCTGGCCTATCTGGTCGCCCGGCAGGCCGAAGCCAAGAGTTTTCCCATTACCCGCAAGATGCGCCGGTTTCTTTTTTCCGCCGGGATGCCTGTCCGTTCGGGGACGACGTTGCACCGTCCGGCCCGCGACTGGTTCCGTCCGGTTTTGGAAAACAACAGGGCCTTTTTCCTGGGCCACTTCAACAAGGAATTTCTGGATTCGATCCAACTGTATCTGGCCGGGAGGGGGCATCGCCGATGAACGTGGAACAGTTCCTTGTCAGAGCCTTCACAGCCCTGGCCGCCTCGGCCGCTGTCTCGGATTTTTGCCAGGAACACTACGGCAAGCCGCTCACCCTGGCCTGCGGCGTGGACCCGGCCGTGGGCGTCGCCGAGGACGATTTGCCGGCGTGCAGCCTGTCCATCAACGACCATCAGTTTTCCAACGTCACCAAGGAAGTGACCGTGGAAATGGAAGCCGCCGTCGCCGTGTCGGACCAGGGCGAAATAGCGGTCGGCGGCGTGCTGATGCGCGCCGGCATGGTCCGATCCCACCGGCTTCGCCAGCTCGTGCTGGAAGCGCTCATGGCCCCAGGGCTGGGCATCGTCAAGGCAGGCGGCGGTGTGGATGAACTGGTCATCGATCCGCTTTTCGTTTCGTACTCGAACATCACCATAACCACAAAGTAGGAGGCCATCATGGCGGGTATCCTGTTTTCCGGCGACGTCTTTTTCGACCGCCAGGACGACAACGGCAACAGCACCGGGCTGGTGCACATCGGCAACGCCAGCCAGTTTTCCATCACCGAGGCGTCGACCATCAAAGAACGCACGTCCAAGATGCGCGCCAGCTACGGCCAGGTGCTCGATTCCGTGGCCATCAAGTCGCCGGCCAAGGTCGCCTTGACCCTGGACGACATGAACAAGGCCAATCTGGCCTTGGTACTTCTCGGCAAGGATGCCGTGGCCAATCAGGCCGCCGCCGCCAGCCAGACCAAGAACTTCGACCTGACCACCGTGGACGCCGGCATCTACCATGAAATCGGGGCCACCCGCATCACCGTGGCCTCGGTCAAGATCGGCGCCGACGCGGTGGACGCCAACGCCTACGTGCTCGACGCCGACGCCGGCCTCATCATGTTCACCGACAGCGCCCCGGACACGGGCACGCTGGTCGTCACCTATTCCGTGCCGGCCATGGCCGGTTACGTGATTTCCGGCGGTGCGTCGCCCACGGTCAAGGGCCGTCTGTTGCTCAAGGGCAAGAACCTCGCCGACATGTCGGCGGGCATCGTGGACGTGGCCGAGGCCGTGCTGACGCCCAAGTCGGGCCTGGATTTCCTGGCCTCGGACTTCGCCTCGGCCCAGCTCGAAGGCACGCTCAACACGCCGGCCGGCGCGTCGGCCCCCTACACCGTCACGGTGCTGGCGGCGGCGGCCTAACCCATGGATGCGCCGCGCCAGCACATCCCGCGCGAGGTCGTCGTCACCGTCCACGGCCAGCCGGTCGTTGTCCGCGAGATCACGCCGACACAGGCCCCGGTGGTCTTCGGGTTCCTGGAGCGCCTCACGGCCGGGCTGGCCGGCGTCTCGGGGCTGGAGGCCCTGTCCCGGCTGGTGCTGGACGATTCGGCCATCCAGGCCTGGATCGTGGCCGAATGCACAGATTCGCCCTGGCCGGTGGAGACGCTGGGGCTGGTGGCGACCATGAAGATCCTGCGAGCCTGGTTCGAGGTCAACGCCGATTTTTTCGGCGAAGCCCTGACCTGGACGGCAATGGCGAAGACGCTCCTCGCCGGCCCCGCCCCGGACATGGGCGCGATGCCGATGGAGCAGGCGGCGTAACGCTGCGCATCGCCCGGGCCGTGGACCGCCTCATGCGGCGCGGCCACGGCCCGGCGGTGTACGGCTACGGCTGGGGCTGGTTCGTGCTGTGCCTGCGCCTGGCTGGTGAAGAGGATAAGGCCGCCGCCAAGGCGCGCCGGCTGGAGCGGCTGGGGCAAGCCCTGGACATGGCCATGGCCTTTCGCGCGGACGGCAAGGATTTGCAGGACTATTTCGACAAGCTGGGGAGGGAGTAAATGGGATCGTCTGGAGTCCTCGACATAGTCGTCCGCGCCGAGACCGACGCGGCCCAAGCCAAGATGGATCAACTGGCCCAGACGATCCAACAAAAGATCGCCCAGGAGGGCATCGCCGCTTTTGATACCTTCGCCGAGCAGTCGGAACGGGCGTTTGCCGGCATAGAAGTCGAGGCCGGCAAACGCATGGCCGGCGTGGAGCGGGCCTTTGATTCCCTGGGCGTCATGTCCGGCCGATCCTTCGAGTCCCAGGCGGCGGCCATCGTCGCCGCCTTTGAGCGGATCAAGGACGCTTCCGGCGAACTGGCCGGCGATGACGTGGCCCGGGCCAAGACCGCCATGGAAGCCCGGCTGGAGGCGCTCAAGAAGCGTTACGAGGAAATCGGCGGCGCGGCCAAGTCCGGGTTGGGGCAGGCCGAACAGGCGTCCCAGCAGTTGGACGGGGCCATGTCCCGCCTCGGCGTCCAGTCCTCGGCCCAGGTCAAGGCCCGCATCCAGGGCATCATCGCCGACTACCGGACGCTGAAGGACTCCGGCGTCCTCTCTGCGCAGCAGCTCAACACCGCCCACGGCAACATGGTGGCGGCCATCACCAAAGTCACGAACTCCTACCGCAACGCCAAGGCCGGGCAGGAGGGACACACCACGGCCGTGACCCGGGGACAGGCCGCCCTGGGCAACATGCGCGGCAGCCTGTCCGAACTGGTGTCCACCTATGTGTCGCTCTATGCCGCCCAGCGGGTTTTCACCTCCATCATCACCGCCTACCGCGACGCCGACAAGGCGGCATTCAACCTGAAGTCCTCGGTCGCTTCCGCCAACCGGGAGTTTTCCAACACCGGCACGCTGGAGGATTGGCAGTCCCGGCTTTCCCGGCTGCATGAGGAATTGCAGGTCGTTTCCGAATCGGACTTGAGCGCCGCCGCCGCCAAGACCATCGACATGACCAAGCGGCTGGGCTTCTCCGCCGACCAGATGGAAGAGGTCATCCGCCGCACGGCCGACCTGTCGGCCGGGAAGATGGACTTGTCCGACGGCATCGAGCGCGTCACGGCGGCCATGCGCGGCGAGGCCGAAGCCTCGGAAATGCTGGGCCTGACCTTGAGTGAGACCTACGTCAAGGGCTGGCACGAGGCCCATAATGCCCAGGGCAAGGCCTGGGCCAGCCTCACCGACATGGAAAAGGCGCAAGTCCGGTTCCAGGTGTTCCTGCAACAGACCGCTTCCAATACCGGCAAGGCCGCCGAGAGCATCAACACTTTTGACGGCGCGCTGCGGGCCATCGGGGCGTCGTTGAGCGATTCCGTGGCCAAAAACGAGAATCTCCAAGGGGCGCTCAAGGAACTGGCCGAGTATTTCCGGGATAACCGCCAGGAGATCGCCGAGTTCTCCGCCGTCATTGTCAACGCCGTGGCCTCGGTCATCAAGTTTGCGGTGCACAACAAGGAACTGGTCCTGGCCCTGGCCGGCCTGCTGGCCGCCGCCAAAACCGTCACGGTGTTGACCGACGCCTTCCTGGGGCTGGTGTATGCGGGAAGGATATTGAAGGAATTGAAGCTGGCTTCCACTGTGGCCGGCTGGCTTTCCAAGTTCCCGGAAGTGGCGGCCGGACTGGCCAGGGTGGTGACCGGGGCCAAGACTGCCGCGGCGGCCATCATGGCCCTGGGGTCTGGACCGGTCGCGGCGATCCTGGCCTTGGTGGCGGCTGCGACCGGGGCCGGTCTGGCGATTGCCAAACTGTCCAAGGAACAGGCAGCAGCCAAGAAAATATGGGATCAGGCGGCCGACACCCAGGAGAAGGCGGACGCGGCCATCCGCGAATACGCCCGGTCTCTCGGCTACGTTGTGGCTGATGAAGCGGATTTTCGGCAGCGGGTGACGGAAGGGTCCATTGATCTGAAGAAAAAAACCGCTGCAACCCAAGGCTTGTCCTCGGCCAACAAGGCCCTGGGCGAGAGCTACCAGGACATCGGCGAACGCGGCAAAGCCAACCTGGAGCGGGTGGGGGAGGCGTATGATTTTGCCGCCAAACAGGCCAAGGCTTTGGCCGCCACGGAGAGCGAAGGGGCGGCCCGGGCTGTCGCCATCAATGAAGAGAAACACCGCACCCTGACCACTCTGGCCAAGTCCATCGCGGCGGACCAGATCGCGGCCATCAATTCCTCAAGCGCGGAGGAATCCGCCAAGGCCGATCAGACGGCCGGTGTCCACAAGCAGCTCAAGGAAACCCTCAAGGGTCTGCTTCAGGAGCGGATCAAGGATCTGCGATCGGCCCTGGATGAGGCTATCTCCGAGGAAAAGCGTTACGCCCAGGTGGTCCGTGACAGCGAAAAGTCCACGGCCGATCTGCTCCGGGACATCCGCCGCGAGGGCATGGACTCCACACAAAAGTATTACGACATCAAGAAACAGGGCGCGGAGTTGGCGGCCGAAGCCGAGAAGCAGCTCGCCCTGGGGACGAAAGAAGGCATCGATAATGCCATAAAGCTGGCTACGGAAGGACAGTCCGTGGCTAAGTCCATGGTTTCGGCTGGCAAAGAAGCCGTTGGCCTTAATACGGCTATGGCGGACGCCAGTTCGTTGGCTTCCAGACTGGGCGAGGTGTTACAAAAGGCCGGAACGGAAGGGATGAAGCAATCCCACCAAGACGTGGAGACGCTGATTGAAAAACTCCAGCAGGCCAACAAGGAGATGGCCGAGCTTGAAAAGAAGAGCCTCAATATCCTTATTTCGGTAGACGCCAAGTCCGTCACCGAAGCCAAGGCCGCTATTGACGCTCTGGATGGCAAGAAGACGGAATCCACCCACGGCGTCACCGACAACACCGCCGACGTGCTGGCCGCCATCAACCGCCTCAACGGCCATGACACGTCCTCGACCCACACGGTCTACAAGCGCGAGGTCTCCACCTACGCCACGGGCGGCGGCGTCCCCCGCGACGTGCCGGCCATGGTCATGCCGGGCGAGCGCGTCTTTGATCCCGACACGGCCGCTCGGTACGCGCCGCTGCTGCGCGCGGTCAATGCCCTGCAAATCCCGGCCTACGCCACGGGCGGGCTGGTGTTCCGGCCGTTTATCCGGGGCATGGTGCCGGGCGTGGGCGACGAAGACAGCGAACCGGTCATGCTCAAGGAAGGTTCCTTCGTGGTCCGCAAGGCGGCGGTGGCCCGGCACGGGGCCTTGCTCGACGCCATCCAGGCCGGCGGCGTCCGGGGCTATGCTTCGGGCGGCTTCGTGCTGCCGGACTGGGTCAACCGGTTGTACCAGCCGTGTTTTGCGACGCTGCCCGCCGATCCCGTGGCGCCCACGCCGCTTTCCGTGTCCCTGGCTGTGCCGGCCGCTTTCCGGGCCATGACCACGCCTGTGGCCGGCCCGGCCGGGGGGATGACGTCTCGCGGCGCGGCGGCCGTATCGCGCCTGGACGGCCTGCGCCAGTCCGGGGCGCTCAAATTCGCTTCGGGCGGCAGCCTCGACGAGACCCTGGCCGACATCGCTCTGGAGCGCCGCCGCACCCAGCAGGACTACGACGAGGCGGTTTCCGACGCCAAGGCCAGCCACGACGACGGCCTGGCCGCGCTGCTGGCCCAGGAGCGCGACGATCTCGACGCCATCGCCGCCACCCTGGCCGACGCCCTGGCCCAGCTGCAAGCGGCCCTGGCCGAGGCGCAAACCGCTTACGCCACGGCCCTGGCCGAGGCCGACGCAGCCAAGAAGGAGGCCGACGCGGCCGCCCAGACAAGCTACGCCGAGTCCGCAGCCGAGGAAAAAGCCGAGTGGGAGGAGAAAAAGGCCGAGCTGGCCGCCGCCGTCAAGGAGGCCCAGGACGCCTATGCGGCCTGGAAGAAAAAGGGCCAAGACGAAAAGCCGGGCTACGGCGTCTCGACGTTCAGCGCCTCCAACGGGCTGGTCCACAATTCGTCGCGCACCAAGCAGGTGGTGTGGAAGGACTACAGCGAGTCGGGGCAAAAAGCCCTGGCCGACTACGAGGCCGAGGGCAAGGACCTGCGCCAGGCTGTCGCCGCCGCGCAAAAAGAGCTGGCGTCCCTGGGGAATTTCCGGGTCTCCGACGACACCACCGAGGCGCTGGCCGACGCCCTGGCCGAGGCCAAGACCGAATTGGCCGCGTCCAAGTCCTCGGCCCTGTCGGAGTATCAGTCGGCCGTGGCCGAGGACGCCGCCGGCAAGGCCGAGGCGACGACCCAGGCCGCCGCCGACACGGCCACGGCCCAGGACCAAGCCAAGGCCGACGCCGCCGAGCTGGACAAGGAAATGGCCGACACCCTGGCCGGCCTCAAAAAGGATTTCGACCGGGCCATGGAAGACCTCGCCATCGAGGAGGCCCGGGCCCGGGCCAATGCCGACGAAGAGAAGGGCTACACGGTCAGCGGCTTCAGCCAATGGCTGCGCGACGGCGGCCCGGTCTCGCTGGCGAACCTGCGGCGCTACGCGGCCGGCGGTTTTGTCGGCGCGCCCGGCCTGCTGGGCCGGCTGGCCCGGTTCGCCGGCGGCGGTGAAGTGCCGGCCGTTCCCGGCAGCGTGGCCGGCCAGGATTCGGTCCTGGCCGCGCTGACCCCGGGCGAGGGCGTCATCAACCCCCAGGCCATGGGCCGCCTCATTTCCGGCCGCGCCTTGGCCGCGCTGAATAACCTCGACTATCTCGATTTTCTGGATGAGCTGCCGCGCTACCGCGACGGCGGCGTGGTCGGCGGGGCCAAGGCCGCCAAGGAAGCCGTGGCCGGGTTGTCGTCCGTGGCGTCCGGAGACGGCGGCGGGCAGAGCTACACCGCAACCCTGAACCTCAACGTCGGCGGCAAGACGTTCCAGGCCCGGGCAAAAAACGATGTCGCCCGGGATCTGGCGGCCACGCTGCGCCGCCACGGGGTGAACGTGAAATGACCATCACCCTGGACGCCCTGACCCTGCCTGACGACCTCGTCTGGATCAACGAGTTCGGCCCGTTGCCCGTGGCCGTGTCCCAGGCCCGGACCCTCACCGGCCGACTGGTGGTCACCGAAACAGGACTGACAGCCGGCCGGCCCATTGATCTGGGCGACGAATCGGCCTGGATCACCCGGGCCGACTTGCTCACACTCCAGTCCTGGGCCTCTTCGCCGGGCTGGTCCGGCCGGCTCACGCTCCACGATGGCCGGGCCTTCGACGTCCGCTTCCGCTCCCAGGAAGAAAACGCCCTCGAAGTGGTGGGCCTGCGTGCCCTGGCCGATCCCGGCGACGCCGACCGCTACCAGCTCATCGGCCTGCGCCTGGAGACGGTGTAACCGCCATGACGCTGCAAACCATGCTCATTCCCATCGGCGACGACGCGGATTGCCCGTCCGTGCTGCTGGAATTCCCGGAACAGTCCGTGGACCCTGGCGAACCCATCGTCATCCGGGCATGGGCCCCGGCCCCGGAGATGCTCGACGAGCTGACGCTGGTGGCCGGCCTGGCCAGCCTGGGCCACGGCCGGCCCAACGTCTGGCCCGGCCAGACGACATGCGCCTATTTCGACTTCGACGGCGGCGACCTCAAGGCCCAGCAATTTTCCTATCCGATTTCAGCCGTCACCCGCGTCACGGCGTTTTCGGCCCTGCAACTCGTATCCGAGGCCGGCGACGTGTCCACCCTGGCCCCGGCCGGGGAGGACGTGACCGCGTTGTTCCATCGGCGCGGCTACTCCTGCCTCATGCCGGCCGCCGCCCTGGCCGGACTCACCGGCACGGTCCACGCCGTGGCCGCGCGCTGCCCGCACTGCCGGGAATGGTCCTGGACCGCCCCGGCGCAACCGACCGGCGCGCAATGGTTTTTTGTCTACGACGCCGGAAAGCTCAAGCGACGCTTTAGCCTTTCGCTTTCCGAAGACCCGGCCGACACGTCCATCGCCTACACCGACGTCAAGGTGCGGGTCATCGACCGCCGCACGGCCGGGGCCGTGCTCGGGGCCGATGTCTGGATCAATGGCGCGTGGGTCGGAAAAACAAACATGACTTACGGTTACGTCAAGGTGCTGCGCCACCTGTCCGGGACCTATCCGCTGCGCATCGCCAAGAGCGGCTATACCGACAGCAACGCCGACGGCTACGGCGACAACGACGCCATCACCATCCCGCCCGACGGCGGCGAGGTGCGGGTCAAGATCGGGAACGAGGGCTGACCATGGCGCTGCAAACCATGCTTATCCCCTTTTCCGCCTCGGGCCAGGACAACGGCGGCCCAAAGCTGGACGTGCCGGCGCAGGCCGTCAATCCCGGCGAGGCCGTGCGCATCTACCTGTGGGGCCGGGACGCGGCGGCGCTGACCGGCTACACCCTGACCCAGGGAGCCACGCCGCTCGGGGCCGGGGCGCTCATGGAGTTTTCCGGCCAGACCACCGCGCCGGTCATGGAGCTCATCGGCACGGCCACGGGCAAGGCGTTCGATTGGCCCGTCCAATCGTTGGTTTCGGTGGTCGCCCTGGGCACGCTGTATCAGGTGGACGGCAATGCCGTGGCCGTGGTGGCCCTGCCCGGCGAGGACGTGACCCGGCATTTCCGGCTGTCCGGCAATCTGCTGGTCCCGGCCGTGAACGCGCCATTGCTCGTCGGTTCGGTGGTGGCCACGGCCCGGCGCTCGCCGCACTGCCGGGTCTGGTCCTGGACCGCCCCGGCCAGCATCCGGCCCGGCGAGCCGTCCGGGCTGTGCCCCGATGATTTCGAGGAACGCGACGCGGAGGATTTCTGGTTTTTCCTGATGCGTTTCGGCGCGTTGCAGGAGGATTTTTCCCTGTCCCTGTCCATCCCCGGCCGCACCGGCTCGGACCTGCCATGCCGCTGGTCCACCAGCCTGCGCGACATCCTGTTTGCCGACGCCAACCGGCTGCGCGGCCTGTATCGGGCCTGCAATTTCGACGACGAGGCCGTGGACACGTTCGAAGACGCCTGGGCCGACGACTCGGGCTACGGCAACACGCTCGGCGTTCTGGAAGGCTACGCCTACGTCGGCGGCCGGATCAAACGGCCGTTGGACATGACCTGCCTGCGCCTGGAGAGCTACGAACAGGAGCTGCACCCCGACGATCCGGCCAACTACGTCGGCCACTACGTCGCCGGCTGGGACGCCATGCCGGCCATGCAGGGCTACGAGACCGGCGAGCGCACCTACTTCTTCGTGTTTTCCTACGGTCCCCGCCGCAGCGGCGAAGGCTTCGGCATCTTCCTGGCCGGCCTGAACGTCGGCCTGTCGCCGGCCACCGGCCTGTCATATCTGGCCGTGGACGGTCTGGCCGGCCGGCTCCATGAAACCGCCCTGGCCGCCAACACTTTTACTGGCGGCTTGCTCGTCCTGGCCGTGCGCTTCGCCTGCGGCGGCGGCCTGGAGGCGCGGCTCAACGGCGCGGCCCTGGCCGCCGGATCGGTGGCGGCCGGCGGGCTGCCCCTGGAGGCGGACATGGGGGTGAGCGCCATTCCCAGCGTCTCCCCCCTCGACCTTTACGCTCTCATCGCCTGCGACGCCCGGATGAACGACGCGGATTTCCTCGCCGTGGAGGCTGGCCTCATGGACTATTACGGTTTGTCCGAAACCGGGGATTGCGGTTGGACGGCCTTGGATGAGGCTTGGCTGACCGCCGAGAGCCGGGGGCTGGTGGGGCTGTTTCGGAGTTGCGCCCTGTCGTCCGGCCAAATCGCGCAGTGGCCGGACGAATCCGGGACAGGCAATCGTCTGTCGTCAACCGGCGATGCCGCGCCTGTGGCCGGGAACGGGCTGGTGGTTTTCGACCTCGGTGCGCAAGGAGAGGAGGGCTGATGCCGCTTGTCTGGAGCGAAACCTATCGCCTGACCCAGGAATCGCCGGCCGGGGTTGCCGGCTGGCCCATGACCGCCGTGCTGGCGTTTTCAGTTTCGGGCAACGCCCGGACCGAATTTCACCTTGGCCGGCTGCGGTTTCTCATCTGGCAGACGACCATGGCTGGAAACACCTGGGCCGCGCCGTTTCTCAACGCCGATCTGGCCGTGGATTACTTTCTCCCCGACGTGTTCATTCCTTCGGACTTTGCCCAGATGGGTTTGCTGACCGTCCGCATGGACGCGTCCCGGGTGCTGACCCTGCGCAAGAACGGCGAACAACGCGGGCAAACGATTGTTGATGCCGTGTCGGACGCAGCCTGGAATGCGGATTTGCCCCTGGGCGTGTCCATGTCCCAGGTTGTCGGCGATCCGGCCGACGCCGTGCTCTCCATCGCCCATATGGCCATTTTCGACACGGCCCTGTCCGACGACGATTGCTTCGCCGTGGAAACCATGCTCGCCCAATACAGTGGAGTGACTCTATGACCACCAACGCCGACCTCATTATCCGCCACGCCGCCGTGCGCACGGACACGTCCGCCTGTGGCGGCCGCATGTCCAAGACCGCCGTGGCCGAAGCCGTGGCCCAAAACATGCTCCGGGACTGGACCCTGGCCGAGTGCCAGGCCGGCGGCCAGCAGTTGCGCAAATTTTACCTGCATGTGGTCGCGGCCGAGGGTTTGGCCGATGCCGGCGTTTTTCTCCTGGGCCAGACCCTGGCCGACGACCGGGTGACGCTGTTCGCCGGCACGCCGTCGGACACCGTGGGCACTCTGGCCGCCTCGCCCACGGAGTACGGGGCCGGGGCGCTGCAATCCGCTGTAGCCGCCGGCGCGACCAGCTTTGCCGTGGTCATGGAAGCGGCCGCGCCCGTGATTTTCCGCGGCGGCGACACGATCCTCCTGCGCGACGGGACCAACGAGGAGCGCCACGACAACGTCACGGTGGCCGTGTCCGGCAGCGTGGCCACCATCACCCTGGCCGACGGCGACATGGTGGCCTACGCCTTCGCCGCCGGCGCGGCCGTGTGTTCGCGCCTGCCCCTGGGCGACATCCAGGCCGCCGTCGGCACGCCCGAGCTGACCACCGTGGCCGGGACCCTGGATGAGTCCCAGATGACCGCCTCGGCCCTGAGCGCCATCGACCAGACCGTGACCCTGACGTTCACTAGCCCCACGGCGTTCTCGGCCGTGTCCGACGTCAAGGGGGCGCTCGGAACCGGCGGCATCGGCGCGGCCTTTGCCCCGGTCAACCCCGATTTCACGGCCCCATATTTCACCATTCCGGCGGCGGCCTGGGGCGGGGTCTGGGCCGCCGGCCAGGTGGTGCGGTTCACGGTGGCCGCAGCCGCCGCCGCGTTCTGGCTGCGCGGCGTGCTGCCGGCCGGCGCTGGCGGCACGGCCGGCGTGACCGGCGCGGACCGGTTTACGCTCTATCCCCACGGCTCGGGGTTCTAGGAGGCGACCATGGCATCGCACAGCGCGCTTTACCATCATATCGTGGAGTTGCTGGGGACCGGCAATCTGCCATGGGGAACCGACACCCTGAAACTGGCTCTGTTGGACTCGTCCTATGCTTTTAACGCCGAGCACGTGGCATTTGCCGACGTGGCCGCCGCCGAAATCAGCGGCACGGGGTATACGTCCGGTGGGTTCGCCCTGTCCAACCTGACCCGGCCCCGCACGGCCGGCGTGGTCCTGCTCTCGGCCGACGCCCTGACCATCACCGGTCTGACGGCCACGTTCCGCAGCGGCGTGGTCTATGCCGACGCCACACGGGGCGGCGTGGTCCAGCCGCTGCTCAAATACCTGCTGTTCGACGCGTCCCCGGCCGACATAGTACTGGCCGGCGAGGATTATCCCCTCCAGTGGCCCGGCGGCCTGGTCCGTCTGGCCGTGAGTTAGGGCTCTCCATGGGCTCCGGCGTTTTCCATCCGGCGGCGGCCACGGACACGGGCCATTGCGACGTCACTGCTGCCGTGTTTTACCCGACCGGATACAACGACACGAGCAACACGGTTTGCAAGCAGCAGGCCAGCACGAACAACGCGTTTTGCCGTTTCGCCGGTCTGACGATTCCGCCCGGAGCGACCATTGTTTCGGCGTTTATCCGGTTTACGGCGTACGATTCCCGGGCCGTGTCCGGCGCAATGTCCAGGCTGTCGTTCCAGACCGCCGTCAGTCCGGCCGCGCCGACCGGCTGCGCGGCCATGACCAGCGCCGCCAAGACGGCCGCGACGGTCTGGGTCATGCCCGCCTTCGTGGCCGGCCAGACCTATGATTCGCCCGACCTGTCGGCAGCGCTGCAATCCATCGTGGATCTGGCCGGCTGGACATCCGGCGCATCGGTCCTGGCGTATGTGTTTGATTACTCCAGCGGCTACGACAGCTATCGGTCCTGGTGCGCCTATGCCTACAGCAGCGGTGCTGCCGCGCCCCAGCTTCATGTAGAGTGGACTGCGCCGGATTCGCCGCCGGTGGTATTCGAAACCGACGGCGTCGCAGTGTCCTCGCCGGCAGTGGGGCCGCTCCCGGCACAGATCCCGGTCGGGCGAGTCGCCTTATCTGATCCCGGATTGTCCCTCGGCGTTTTTGGCCGCATCCTCACCGCCATCCGCCGCATCCCCGTCGGCCTGGAGCTGACGGCCGTGCGCCGGCTGCTCATCGGCCGGGAGGTGGTCGCTATTCGCCGCATCCCAGCCGAGATCGGCCGGGTGGTGACCGCCGTGCGCCGCATCCCGGTGGAGACCGGACGCGAGCTGACGGCCGTGCGCCGTATCCTGGACCATGACCCCGTGGGCGTGACGCTGACCGCCATGCGCCGCATCCCGTCGTCCGGCTCGGCGCTGCGGCGCTCGGTCCCCTGGTCGGCCGTGTGGGACGACGACGGGTCCGTCCTCGACATCATGGGCGCGACCATTTCCGGCGACCGCGATTCCCTGGCCTGGTCCTGCGACCTGTCCCTGGCCGACGCCGCAGCCTACGCCGCCTGCGTCCCCGGCCGGCGGCTGACGCTGACTCTGGCCGGCCGGGGCTGGGCGCTGCTCATGGAGGGCCGCACCCGGGAGGCGGCCTGCGGCACGCGGGAGTACGCGGCCACGACCCGCACCGTGTCGTGCCTGCTCGACGCGCCCTATGCCGCGCTGTTGACCCAATCCTGGCCGACGGTCACGGCCAAGGCCGCCGCCGTCGCCCTGGCCGCCCTGGCCGGGCTGCCGCTGGATTGGCAGGTGGTGGATTGGACCCTGCCCGCCGGCCGGCTGACGGCCGAGGCCGAAACCCCGGCCGCGCTCATCGCCCGGCTGGCCGCCTCGTGCGGCGCGGTGGCCATCCCGGACCCGGCCGGCGGCGTCATCGTGCGCTACGCCTACCCGGTGGGCGTAGCCGAAATGGCCACCGCCACGCCCGTTGCCGTGCTCTCCGACGACGAGGACGTGGAGACGCTGGGCGAAACCTACGTGCCCGGGGCCGGCTACAACGCCGTCACCGTGGTGGACAACCGCCAGACCACCGAAGCGTTCCTGGCCTGGGAGCTGGACAGCGACCGCAACGCCGGCCGCTCGACGTTCCCGCCCGGGGAGCCCTGTTATCTGCGCGTCTATCATGAGCAGGACTACAGCCTCAAAACCTCGTTGGGCCTGCTGGAGCTGGTCACGGCCGACGTCGAGGAGGCCGTGGACAAGGTCATCGGCTTTGCCGACGCGGACAGCGCGGACCTTGGCGGGCTGGTCATCGCGGTCACCTCCTGCGTCTGGTACGGCCCGGACCTTGGGACGCTTATTCCGTCGGGCGGCGGCGCGGTGACGGCCTCGGCCGGGGCCGGTTTTAGCGTGGCCGCCGTGAGCTACCGCACCCGCTACGACCTTTGGCGGCTGACCGCGCCGGCCGTGGCCGACGCCTATACCATCCAGCTCGGGCTGGAGGAGGTGGAGCCGTGAGACTGACCGTCACGCGCGGGACCGGCGACCGGCCGGCCCCGGAGGAACTTGTGGCCGAGCTGGCCTGCTCCGAGGCCCCGGCCACCCAGGCCGGGCGCAATTATCTCGACGCCATGGGCCAGGACCACGACGACGTCGAGCTGGAGTGCCGGCCCGGCGACGGGCTGGCTTCGCTGCTGCCCGGGGATCTGGTGGCCGTGGCCGAGACCGAGGCCGGCCGGACCTGGCCCGGGGTGGTGGACGCCTTTTCCCTGGCCCTGGCCGTGGACGAGGCCGGGGCCGTGTCGCTCGTCCACACCTACACCGTGGAGCGGCCCCATGGCGCGTAATCCGCTGGTGGAGCTGCGGCGGCTGGTGGCTCCGACGGCCCGGCAGCGCTCGGCAACCGTGGCGGCCGTGCTCGGCGGCGGGCTGGTGGAGCTGGCCGTGGCTGCCGACACGTCCACGCCGGCCATCGTCATCGTGCCCGACGCGCCCTTTGCCTGGGCCGACGCGGCCGAGGACTGGGGCGACGCGCCCGGGGGGTGGCTGGGCGAGGCCGGCACGGTGGTGGCCGGGACGCTGGCCGCCCGGCCGGTGGCCGCCTGCGGCGTGGCGGTGGCCGTCGGCGACCGTGTGCTGGTGGAGGGCGGCCGGGTGGTGCGCAAACTGGCCCGGGAGACGACCCGGACCGTAAGGATTTTGTGAGGGGATCATGAGCATTGCCATGGAGTATCGCGGCCCGGCCCTGGCCGCCGCCGTCGGCGACTGGCGGGCCACGTTTTTCGCGGGCCAGGCCTTTATCGCCAACCCCGGCGGCACGGATTGGGCCGTGAGCGTGGTGGACGGCGTGGCCTATGACGGGACCGAGACGCTGGTGACCCTGCGCTCGGCCGTGCTGACCGAGGCTTTCACGGCGGCCCAGGTCGGCCGCAACCCGGCCGGCGACGTCCAGGCCCATGCCGCCCGGCACCGGGCCGGCGGCCTGGACCCGCTGGCCCACGCCGATCTGGCCGGCGTGGCGGCCGGGACCATGACCCACGCACAGATTGACGCCTATCTGGCCGGTTTAAGTGAGGTGGTGTCCGACGTGGACGCCGATCTGGCCGCCGAGGTCACGGCCCGCCAGATTTGGCAGTCCGCCGTGGAGCAGACGCTGCTTGAGCAGGAGGCGGACCTTTCCGAGACCCGGAGCGCCCTGGAGACGGCCGTCAGCCTGCGCGCCCTTGCCGCCCGCGTCATCAGCACGTCGTTCCCCATCCAGGGCGGCGGCAGCCTGGAGGCCGACCGCACCCTGACCCTGGCCCTGGCCGTGGTGTCCGATCTGCTCGGCTACGGCGTGACGCTGTCCGGCAAGGTGGTCACCGACGAGATCCTCAAAGCGGTGACAAAACTGCTGATTTCTTCCAACACCACGATTTACGTGGCCACCACCGGCAGCGACACGACGGGCACGGGGCTGGCCGGCGCGCCGTTCGCCTCGATCCACAAGGCTCTGGCGAGCATCGCCGGGATGCTCATCGCCACGGGCGTCATCGTGACCATCCAGGTGGCGGATGGCGTCTATACAGTCACCAGCGCCATCACCATCGACCACCCGGACGGCGATAAAATCCAGATCCTCGGCAACACATCGGCCGAGACGACGGTGGCGATTGCAAGCATCGACACGACGGCCAAGACCATCACCGTGGCGGGGAACTATACGGCCAGCGTCGCCGTCGGGGATATGATTGGCTGGACGGGGGATGTTAGAACCATAACCATATCGAGCATTTCCGGAAACGTCTTCACGGTGAGCACCGATCCTACCGGAAAATTAGCGATTGGCGACACGATTTATATTCTCAACGGTTCCACTTCGGCGAATATCAAATCATACGTCGTGACCGGATTCACGTCCACGACCGTCACTGTCAGCGCCACGATTCCGTCGACAACTGTGGGCGGAGCAAGTCTCACTGTGACGAATCAGGGCGCATATCTTGTCTCTGCCGTGGCTTACACTGGCGGAAGTACTGTCATCACCTGTTCGGATGAGACCATTGCGTCAGCCACGGTCGGTGGCGGCAGTGTTAAAATAATGCCGTGTAATAGATGTAGACTGCAAATCGCCGGCTCTATATCGTGTTTTTATGCCACGGCAAAACTTAAATTGCTCAATGGCTTCAGAATTGATTACGTTTCTGGGTCCTCGACTGTTGGGGTCAACGCTACGACGTGCGATATAGCAGTCGGCGGCCAGATGATTTTCAAAGGATTGTCCGTTGGGATGCAGGCCTATCGTGGAGCAAGCATTTTTGCGGCGACTGGATTTGTCTGCTACTCATGCACTACGGGCGTCAATATTCTGTATAGATCAACGTTTGCGGCAAATGGTGCTGGTCTCACTATTTTCAACGGTTGCACAACTGGGTGCATTGCAAACCAAGGCTCTTATGGATATTTGTACTCAACAATAGTTGGGTATCGGGGGAACACAGTCAACACGTCTCCGGCGCTCAACACCTCCGGCAATTACGACTCCTTCATAGGCGGCTAGTATGCAGCTGGTAATCAGATCAATGACCGTGGCGGCTGTCCATCCTGATGACCAAAACATTTCTGGCGTGATCCAGTACAAGGATTGCCTCGTCCTCAATGTCCCCGACGGCACGCCCGTGGAACTCGGGCAGGTCTGGGCCATGGATTTGCCGGCGTTCAAGGACGCGATTTGCGGCCGCATCGAGGCCGCGCGCCTGGCCCTGGAGCAAGCCGGCGTCTGGATCAACTGGCCGGACGGGTCGCGCTCCAAGATCCAAACCCGCGACGAACGCGACTGGCGCAACATCAACGGCGTGGCCTCGCGCGGCCTGGCCCGGCTGACCCAGGCGCTGACGGACGCGGACTGGTTCCGGGACGCCGACAACGTCGATCACGAGCTGACCCCGACCCAGGCGCTGGATCTGGGCTATCAGGCCTCGGCCGCCATCTCGGACATTGCCCGTGTGGCGCAAGCGGCCAAGGACGCCATCCGCGCCGACAGTGTCGCCACCGAGGCGGCCGTCCTGGCCATCGAAGCCGCCATCGCCTGGCCGGAGTAGGGCGGCGGCCTCTCGCGCGCCTGCCCTTGAAAAAGCCCCGGCCGCCATCCTGGCCCCGGGGCTTTCCCTTTCCTCGCCGGCCGGCTATCCCCGGCCCATGCAATCCTCGCTGTTCGATCCCCTCGCCTGGCTGGCCGCCCGCGACACCCTGGCCGTGCGCGACCCTGACGGGGTCGTGCGCCTGCGTTTCCGCCGCGACGTCCGCCCGGCCGTGCGGCAAGAGGCCGTGGCCGTGCTCGAAAAATGGGGGTGGCTGCTGGCAAAGCAGCTCGACGTGCCGGCCGGGGCGCGGCCGAGGACGGTGCGGCAGCTCGTGGCGGCGGGCAAGGTGGCGGTGGGGGAGGTGCGAAAAAATGCACGTGGGCTCAAAAAATAATGTTGACTAAAAAACCGAACTTGGGTTATTTATATTTCAACGACAGCGGGAAACGGCCCGCGAAAAGCAACCGCGAGGGACGCCATGAACACCATCGAGAACCTGATCGCCTCCGTGATGCACTCTGAATCCCTGGACACCCTGTCTGCCAACCTGAACGCGCTGCAAATCGCCCTGGACGCCGAGAACGAGGGGCAAAGCATTCGCACTCGCATCGACGAGATTTGCGACATCACCAGCCTGCCGCTGTTCACGGCCGATACCGACATCCCCGAAAACGACGGGGACGGCGGCGCTTACTCCTGGGACGCCCGGCGATTTTTGACCCGTGACGAAAACAACGAATGGGTTATCCGCTCCCGCGAAATTGAGGCGTAGCATGTTCACGACGCTATACGATCTGACGTCCCCCCGGGTCGGGCGGCCTGATTTCACCATGACCGCCCGGATTCTCAGACTCACGTTGGCGGCGACCGCGCCGGACAATGGCATTGCTCGATTGTTCGGTCCGGTGCGTGCTCTGCAGGCGGCAAGTGCGGAGGGATGCAGGCGCAAGCCGATCAAGCGGCTGCTTATTGACTCCGTCGGCGAGAGCAACAAAGGCGGCGATTTATTCAGGAGCGATGAAGCGGCTATAGAAAAACTGTGCCCGCATTGCGCCGGCCTCGCGCTGTTCTCCCGACAGTTGTTTGGGCCGCCGATGGGTATGGGGTTCCGGTCCTCGCCGTTTGTGTGGGCGACTGCATTTTTTTTAGACGAGGCCAAAAATCTTCCCGGCGTATATACAAGAACGTTCCCATGGATGCAGAACGATCCGCTTGTCTGGGCAGCCTCGCACCCCGACGACGCCGCCGTGTGGCCGACTCCAAACACCTATTGGCTGCATGAGGGAGGTAAGGGCTTTTGCGACCTGTGCGGATCAACTGGCGTGGTCGTGCGCGAGTTTTCCATGCGCGGCGGCAGGGAGCCCTGGCCCACGGCGTCACAGCATCCCTGTTTTTCATATTATCCTGACGGCGAAATTTCCCACGCGGCCACGGATTCGAATCTCGCGTTGTCCCAGGCGCTCCATCACATCCCGGCAATCCTCATCAACGCCCCGGACGGCGCTGTTGTTCGGTGGTTTTCAAGCTACGGAAGGAAAGCCAGCTTGCAATGGATGGGCGACGGTTGTTTTGAATGGAACTCCAAAACAAACCCGAGCTTGCTAGATATTTACACGTCAACCAGTGCTGCCGTCGCAGCAGGGGTCCGAGAGGCGCTTTATGGGCCTCACCACACGGATAAAGGGACCTTCGGGGCGGCTGACCAGCGAAAAAAATGGGCGTTCTCAACGTATCGCATGGAGGTTGTCCAGCGTGTTGAGTCAGAATTGTCAGGCCCTTTGTCCTTGGCGCTCCATGGTGAAATTGATCTGGTGGAGTTTTACCAAATGGCGCACGGGCGCGGCAGGAAAACCTACGAACAATACGCTGAAATGCGCCGTATCGAGACGCATGGGCCACAATACGCCCGAGGTCTCGCCTATTACCGCGCCAATATGAAAAAGCTGCGCGAATCGATCGGCCTGTGCAGTGAGCAGACATTGACGCCGGCAAAACAGCAAGCGTCCCGTACCAACGGGAAGAAGGGTGGTCGTCGCCCCTCTATTGATTGGGCGCGGTGGGATGCGAAAATCTGGGGAAACGTCGCCCAACTGTCCAACGAGATTGGTTGCACGCCAGCCTCGATTTATATCAGGCGTAAACAATTGAAACAGCAAGATGGGTCAACGGACTAGATGTTTTGGCAGAGTTCACGCCGCCACCCACCCCTTGCGCAAATAATGCGTCCGCATGATCCGCGCCGCAAAAAACGGATAGACGATCCAAGACAGCCCGCCGGTCACGATGGCGGCCAGCAGGGCGGCCACGGCATGGGTCCACACGCCCTTGGCCGCGAAGTAGATGCAGCCCAAAAGCAGCACCCAGGCCCAGCAACCGCCGATGTCTTCGGTATGGCCGTTGGCCGGGTTGCGAAACACGGTGGCCGTGGCGTTGGCGTTCGTGGCGCTGGCCTTGGCGGCCGGCCCCTGGTTCGGCCGCAAGCTGCTGCCGCAGACCGGGCAGGCGTCACGGCCGGCCAGATCGGCGGCGCGGAACTCGACGCGGCAGCCTGGGCAGCGGGCGGTGATGTCGTCGGGCATGGGGTTTGCCTAGGGTGTCTTGTTGGGGTTTATGTCGCAATCCAAAAAAAGATCCAGAGTCCATGCTGTAGTATTTTTTCCTTTTAGGCGGATTTTTACGGCAGGGAGATTGGTGTCAACTACGTATACGGATAGGTCTGGTTGCATAATGTCAGTACCCGGCTTTTGGATTGATTTTACCTTGGCCTCATAATCTTGACTTAAAAAAATTGAACGTAATTCCAATACGGATTTTTCAGTTGGGGCAAAAAAACCAATTTTTGTTTTGCAAAAACCTCCGTCGAATAGCGCGTCAGTGACAGTTCTTAGGTTGTTCGATGAAGACCTTTTGGGCTGGTTGTCTTCAAATAATATCCATTTGACTGCAAAATATAGTAACAAAATAAAAACGATAATGACGACGCACCCAAGAGCTGCCGAAGGCGGTCCCGGATCGGCCAGTTGGCCGCCGCAGACAGGGCACGTCTTGCGGCCGGCCACGTCTTCGGCGCGGAACTCGACTTGGCAGTGTGGGCATTTTGGTGGCGGACCGTCAGGCATAAATCAACCCCATCGCCCCTGGGCTACGGGGCGTCCGTCAAAGCCTTCGTCGCACGAATATCACTGGGGCTATCTTCTCCACGTCTTTGTCCTTCAAATCAAGGAAAAATTGTTCCCTCTCCCCGTACGGGGATTTTCTCTGTCCTGGAAGGGCAGTATACCGGGTCTCCTTGATGTCGGATGTCAATGTAGTTTCTTTTTGGAATCAATCGTCAAACCCTCCAGAGGGCTCATGGATTTTATTATATCCACAAGATGCCGGAGGCTCTGCGGTAGCGTAAGTGCTTTTAGTATTATTCGACCTTCCTGTGGCAATTGCTTCAAGTCCATTGGCAATCTTCTCGCTTGAAGCGTTAATTTCTAGCATTATTCTTTTGTAGGTTAGCATTTCTCTTTGTATACTTGTTAATCTTTCATTCATTTCTTCTGGAGGAACACTTTCACAATTTGGTTCTTTGTCTGAAAAGTCACCCCTCGGCCCCCGTACCCAGTCAAGAGGACCATCTCTGTTATATTCTTCTTCGGTGAGAAATGGCTGTCCAACCTGGGCGATTAAGAAATTGGCGTTGATTTTGTACTTGTGAACCCATTGAGAGATCGTAAGGCAAGAGGGGAGGCTATGACATAGCATGAAAGATGTTAATTCGTCGTTGCCTACCCCTCCGGCTCTGGCGATTTCTGAATGGGTTGCGGGAAGTTGGCTCACTAATTCTTTAAGTGTATCTCCAATATGAACATACTCTGGAATTAAGTTGGCAGATTGAGAATCACCTTTCGGCGTACCTTTCCCCAGAAGAAGCCACTCTGCTGAAAATCCGAGTTCTCTCGAAAGGACTTCTAGATCTTCAGCGGCAGGTCGTTGTCCTTTTTTCCAAGCCCTAATCTTCCCAATATTGAGGCCAAGAGCGTCGGCAGCCGCTTGGTCGCTCCATTTTTTTCCTTCAAATTCAAGCATGCGTGAAATTTCTTTCTTAATTATTTCAAATTGTTTTGACCACTCCATGGATAAAACTCTCTTTTTTAGATAATTTTCGCGTGACAACAGGATAAATTTCTCGCAAACGTTGATTCACGCGAACCGTACGCCACCATAACCAAAATCAACGGAGCCGCCCCGCCATGCCCGCCAACGAATCCCGCCGGGAACAATCCTTTCCGCCGTCCAAGGACGCGCCCGTCTTCGTCATCACGCATCGCCTCGTGTTCAACCGGGGCGGCTTGCCTGGGCGCGAGCTATTCCCCCTCGCGGGTCATGAGCGCGACGGCATCCTTGAGTTCCTCACACGCGGCGTCCGTGAGTTCCAGCGTCAAGAACCCATTTCCAACGTTGACGAGCAGGGTTCCGGGCATGGGGCCTTTGCGGAAGCCGATGGTTTCGATGGGGAGCAACAGACTGGCTTCGATGTTCTTCCCTTGGATGGCGATGGTTTCCGAAGGCGGCAGGGCTTTGGCTGCTTGTTGGGCGGTGCGAAGCAGAGCAGCGCAGGTTCTCGGGATGTCTAGGGACGGCAAGACAACGCCGACAGCGCCTTTCGAAGTCCTGCCGGCAAGCTGGGTCCAATTCCCGTCGTTGCTTGCCCCGGTATCGACTTCTTCGAGGTAGTGAATCCCAAAGTCTTTCATGTTGTTGCTCCGCCTCGGCCCAAGCCGAAAAGTTACAGTATCATCAACCCCAAATGGAGCCGCCCAGCCATGCCCGCCAACGAACCCTGCCGGGAAGATGTTCCCGACCTCGGGAAACCCCGTAGCCCCATCGCCCGCCGCCGTTTCGGCGGGTTGGTGCGCCCCGAAGGACTCCGCCGGGTGGTGTACGTGATGACCGAGGCTGACCGCGAGAAAGGCGAACTGGTCGAGCGAATATATAATCTTATCGAAAAGTGGCGAGCGTAGCGGGCACGGGCACGGACCCAACCCCAACCCTGACAAACTCCGAGGTTAGCGTATGGAATCGACGTCACAAGTAACCCCAATTGAGTTGACAAGGCAAGAGCGCCTGGAGCTGCACATGCGCCGGTCCGGCCTGACCTACCGCAAGATCGGGGCCATGACCGACATCACCGGCCAAAGCGCCGCCCGGCATCTGCGGGCCGAGACCATCCCTCCGCGCCATCACGAAGTCTGGATCACCATTTTGCCAGCCGACTTGTTGCCGGCTCCAGCCTGGATCAAGCCCGGCCCCAAGGCGAAGTCGGACCAGCCAGACGACCAGCAGGCCGCCGCATGACCGCCCCGTCCCGCAACGTGCCCACCAGCCAGGGCCGGAACCGGCCGCAGGCCGCGTCCGTCTCCCGGCGCTCGACCCCGCCGGCTTGGGGGCAGTTCTTGACCCAGCCGGTAGGCAATTGCCGGCCGGCCAAATTGCACACCCAGTGTTCGCAGTCAAGGCAGGAGTAGGGCGGATTGGTTGCCATGTTCGCAACATGTCAACACGGGCCGCCATCGTCTATCAGATAATTTGAGAGGAAATCCCATGTCCCGTAACCGCGACACCCTGACCGAGGTCTGCCACGCCATCGTGCTGGACGCGCCCAGCGGCAAAACGCCAAAGGAAATCGCCAAGGCGTTGGGGAGGATCTACACGACGCTCATGAACGAGCTGGCAATCCAGCCCGGGGCCAAGCTGGGGGCCGACATGGTGCTGCCGCTCATGCTGCAAACCGGTTCCATGGACCCGCTGCATTATCTGGCCGACAACATGGGTTGCGTGGTCATCGAACTGCCCAGAACTCCGGCCGGCATGGACCCGCTGTCCCTGCAAGCCATGCAGGCCGTGGAAGAGATGGGACAGGTCATGGGCGAGTTTCGCAAGGCTGTGGCCGACGGGGTGGTGACGGCCAAGGAAAAGGCCCTGGTGCGCGCCGAGATTTACGAGACCATCCAGGCGCTCACCGCCCTGGGCGCGGCCCTGGAGCTGGCTTAGCCATGGCCGCCTGTTCGGATTCCCGCCAGGGGGTGACTCCGGCCGGCTGCGGCCTCCTCCCCGCCGCCGGCCCCGAGGATCGGACGGATGGTGCCCGTCCGCTCCCCGGCGGGGCTTCGAACCCAACCCCTAGCCAGGCCCCGGCGGGCGCGGAACCCCAGCCGCGCGCACGGCAAACCGGGCGGGGCCGCCTCCCAGGCTCCCGCCCGGGCCGTCCGTCCCGGCTGGTCGTGGTCGGCCGCAATCCGCTGTCTGGCGTGTTCCCGGTGACGGCCGGCGACGCGGTGCGGGTGGCCGGTTGGGGCGTGAGCCGCGTCAAGGCCATCGTCTGGGACGTCAAGAAACACGGCTGGGCGGCAAGTTGCATCCTGGCCGGCCTCGTGCGGCTGGGCCGCATCGAACCCGTGAGGAGGTGAGGCATGTACCAGTGCCCGAATTGCAACAGGCCGATCCAGCCGGATTTAGTCGAGGAGTTTGACGGCGGTTCTGGTTGTGACGAAACGCAACACCATGACTTTGATTGTCCTGCTTGCGGCCGCCGCGTTGCTGTCACTTGCGCTGTTGAAGTGGAATACACCCTTGAGGGAGATGGCGAGGAATCTGAAGAACGCGATCCGACCCTGATGCGGATTGTGTCTGGCGATAACCGTCTCAATGATCCCAAGTCGTTTGTGGCTGTGCCTCCGGCCCAGATATTCGTGACCGAAGAACCCGTTTGCATGGTCTGCGGCGACCGTAAGCGCGGTTGTCGCTGCGCTGCTGACCTCATATCGGGCGGATGGAGGGTGGTTCTGGAATATACCGGTCTGCGGGCCACCTGCCCGCAATGCTACGGAGGGTAACCCCATGCTCGACGGACAGACGATCAAGCGGTGTTCCACGGCCCACGCCGCCCTGGCCGAACTGGCGGCCGATCCGGCCTTGCTGCCGACCTGTCGCAAGGCGGTGCGCGGCTGTCTCTCGACGCTCCAGGCCGTGGAGCAGCGCCAGAAAAGCGTCCACCTCAAACTGGTGCAGCCCCGGGAACCCCGGCCGGACGTCCGGTCCCGCCAGTTGCCGGTCGGTGACCGGGACGGAGGGCACGACGATGCGGCCTGACGACGCAGCGCTGTGGATCATGTGGAGCGTGTGGGCATTGGCGGCGGTGACGGTGGCAATCGCCCTGGCCGTGGGCCGGGCAAAGGGCAGGGGAGGGGACCATGGGTAGTTGCTCGTGCGAACAGTTTTTCGGCCGGCTGAAGTGGTTGCCGCCGCTTACCAGCAGGGCGGAATTGGAAGCGAACCGGTCGGCTGACGAACTGGAATTGGACCAGCCAGCCGACCCTGACAAGCTCCTCAGCGACCTCAAGATGGCCCGCCACGACGCCATCATGGCCGAGTCCGCCATGCGCTCCCATCTGGTCGGCAACAGTCTGGCCGTCGTGCCGGCCGAGGGCGTTGACGCCCTGGTCGCCGACTCGGCCCGGGCCGTGGCCCGCTACAGCGAGGCGCTCGAAAACCTGTCGCGGCTGTCCTGCCGCGCCAAGGCCATGGGGGTGCAGTCGTGAGCGCCAAGCCCCCCAAGAGCGCACCGTTCGCGGTCAAGCTCGCCTACTACGCAGAAGGCCCCGTTGATGTTCGCCTGTGTGCGCAGATGAAATACCATCACCGAGAATGTCGCGGCCATCTGGTGGACCGGTATTGCCCGACCATTCGGGGCCACATTTTCAATTCCGGCCCTTGCAAGGACTGGCACACCCCCGAGCGGGCGCTTCGCGCCGGGCAGAAGATCCTTGTGGGGATGCGCGAACAACTCGCCGACTTGGCCCTGGAAGAGGCCATGACCAAGGCCGCTAACGAACCGTTGACCGACGAGGAGCTGGCAATCGTCGATGTTGCCTATGAGCGCGGCAAGGTTTCCCTGGCGGAAGTACGGATAAACATGCTCCAGCGTCGCATCGGGGCGCTGCAAGCAGAGCGTGACGCCGCCTGTTCCAGGGTTGAACAGGCGGGGAGCGATATAACCACTGCCCGTCTTTTGCTTCGTTCGGTTTGGCGGTCGCTGGACGCCGCCGGTCGATCTATGGGTCGCAGCATGGATGCTGTGGCACTTGAAACGGCCATGGAGTTAATTGATAGAAACTTCAAAATGCCATTCGCAAAAGCACAATTGTACGACGAAAACCCCGTTGGTTTTATTGAGTCTGCCCGCGCCGCTCTTTCGGCTGTCTCTGACCAACAAATCAATGATCGGGGATATAATCCCAAGCCCCATAACCAACCGCAGCCGATCATCACGCCTCCGCCGCCTCGCCCGACCGACCCCGAGAGCGCCGGAAGGAGCAATCCATGAGCATCACCATCCCCCGCGACCAGCTCCATGCCGCCCTGTCCCGGGCGGCCGGGTTCCAGACCGCCAAGTTCCGCATCCACGCCTTCGGCCATGTCTGGCTCAACGCCAACGCCCTGGGGCTGTCCATCGAGGCCACCGACGGCTCCATGGACGTCTCGTGCCGGCTGGCCGCGCCGCTCCAGGCGTTTTCCCCCTTCGCCTGCGGCGTGCCGGGCGGCCAGTTCCTCAAGCTCGTGGATCGGCTGTCCGCTGCCGAGGTCACCCTGGATCTGGACGGCAAAGCCGGCAAGCTGCTCGTCAGGGCCGGCCGTTCCCGCGCCTCGCTGCCGACCATGGCCATCACGCAATTCCCGGGCGTCGAACCGCCGCCGCTTGGCTTCGTCCCGATCCCCGGCAAGCTCCTCGCCGAAGCCGTGGCCGGCGTGGCTTTCACGGCCGGGGATGGCCGGGAGGATCACGCCAACCTCAACCAGCTGCGGTTTTGCCCGGGTTCGGACGGCCTGGTGCTCCAAGCCCTGGACGGCCACGGCTACGCCCGCCGGCTGCTGCCCAACGCCTTGGCCGGGTGGGATGAAGCTTGTTCCGGCGCGTTCGGCGTGGACGCCAAAACGTTCGCCTCCCGGGCCAAGTGGATCGAAGAGTCCACGGAGATGGCGGCCACGGCCAAGCGGTTGTTCCTGGGCGATGACCTCGGCTGGTGGAGCCTGCCGGCCCTGCGCGGCGAATACCCGGACACGGGCCGCTTTATCGCCGCTCTGGACGTCCCGGGCGTGGTGGAAATCGACCTGGACGCGGCCGAGCTGGCGGCCGTCGCCGACCGGCTGGGCATCTTCCTCGACAACGACAGCCCGGCTGTGGGTCTGGAGCTGCGAGGCGACGGCCTTTTCGTCTACTCCAACACCGGCGCCGGCTCCTCGGTGGGCGAAGGCGTGGAGCAGATCGAGACGGCCGAAGCGCGCGGCCCCATCCCCGGCGGACGGCTGCTCTTTTTCATGCCGGGCAAGGCCTTCGGCGGCTTCTGCTGCCGGGCTACGCGCTCCAAGGTCCGCATCGTGGTCACGCCCAATTTCGGCCCCGTCGGCGTCAAGCCGCTGTGCGAAAACGGACGCACCCTCCCGGACTGGCTCGGGGTCATGACCCCGTTTGACATCAAGACCGTCCCGTACTGGACCGAAGGAGTAGCCGCATGACCATCCATCCCGCCATCGCCAATCTATCCCCGGAGCGCCGGGGCAAGGGTATCTACTGGCAACGCTCCTGGAACGTGGTGCGCGGCTGCTCCCATGTCTCGCCCGGCTGCGACCATTGTTGGCTGGAGGCCGAGACGGCCCGCCACGCCAAACACCCCAACCCCAAGATCGCCTTGCCCTGCTGGCCGGCCATCACCGCCGGCAAATGGTCCGGCAACCTGCATCTGGATTTGCTGGCTCTGCCGGCCCCGCTGCGCGTGAAAAAGCCCACCGTATGGGCTGTCTGGTCCGACCTGTTCCACGAAAAGGTGACTGACGAGTTCCTCGACCGCGTGTTCGCGGTCATGGCCCTGGCCCCCCGGCATCTGTTCGTGGTGCTGACCAAGCGGCCGGCGAGAATGCTGGAGTATCTGACCGCCCGTTCCCGCGATGAGCAGATCAAGGCCCTGGAGCGCGCGGCCATGGCCATGTTCGGCGAAGATGGGGCCAACATGCTGGTCAACGCCATAAACGGCGTCCTGGCCGAACGGCACAACGTGGGCTGGCCCATGCACAACGTCATCCTTATGACCACCATCGAAGACCAGCCACGGGCCAACGAGCGGGGGCCGATCATCGCCGAGGTCGGCGGGATGGGTTGGAAAACGGGCGTCAGCGTGGAGCCGATGCTGGGGGGCGTGGATCTAACTCGAATCGCCCATGGAGACGAAAGCGACCTGGATGTTCTGCGTGGACAGATTGTCTATACTCCGCAACATCGCGCAATAAAGCCAAAGCCGGTTGGTGCCAAGCTCGATTGGGTCATCGCCGGCGGCGAGTCCGGCCCCGGCGCGCGCCCTATGCACCCCGACTGGCTCCGCTCCCTGCGCGACCAGTGCGCGGTGGCCGGCGTGCCGTTTCTGTTCAAGCAGTGGGGTGCGCTGGCACCGTGGGATGACGATAATTGGTCGTTGCCCTCGGGCTATGATGATGTCCTGGCTCGTGACGGGGTAAAGCTTTTCGGGGGCGTTGAATTTCTCCGCGTCGGCAAACGCCGCGCCGGCCGCCTCCTCGACGGCGTCACCCACGACGTCTACCCCGGAGAGTCCGCATGAACCTCCCCACCGTGGCCATATCCATCCGCCAGCCCCGGGCCTGGGCCATTCTTAGCTTAGGCAAGGATGTGGAGAACCTCACTTGGGCCACCAGCTATCGCGGCCCCATCCTGCTCCATGCTGGCAAGCGCTTCCGCCTCGATGAAGTGAAAGGTGACATACTCTATTGCCTGGAATTGACCACGAACGAGGCCGTCAAGCGGCTTTGTTCGAAGTGGACGGCCGGAAACCTCAAAAAGCAGACCGGCGGCATCGTCGGCATGGTCACGATCAAGGACTGCATCACCAACAGCCCGTCGCCCTGGGCCGAACCCGGACGCCGGCATTGGCTCCTGACCGACCCCAAGCCCCTGCCGTTTTTCCCCTGCAAGGGCCGCCTGGGCCTGTTCCCGGTGGAGTACCCGCAACACCTTCTGGAGGCCGCCGCATGACCGCCAAAACCGACCTTGCCGCCAATCGCGCCCTGACCGCCGAGGAAACCGCCTGGATCGAGGAATGGCTGCCCAGCCTACCCAAGCGCGTGGCCCGGGAAGCGGTCTACGGTGTCCTGGGCGGCCTCATCAAGCCGGCCACGCTGATCTCCTGCGACAGCCTGGGCAACGGCCCGCCCATCCGCTTCAAGATCGGCAAAAAAGTCGTCTACGACACCCGCGTGCTCCTGGAATGGATCGTGCGCCGCTACGGGTTTACCGTCCAAAAGGATCAGCAGGGGATGCTGGAGGATCTTCTGGATCGCAAAGAACCGCAACATCGGAAGCCAGCCAAGACGGGCGCAAGTGCGCGTACCGCTGGGTCATTGCGGGGGTCTTGTGCCGCATGAGCTTCTGGATGCGGTACAGGTCCACGTCCTTGAGCGCCAGCCAGGAGGCAAACGTATGCCGCAAGCTATGAAACGTCAGCCGATGCCGCCGGTCCTCCTGGCCGGTATTGAGGCCGACGGCCTGGGCTACCCACCAAAATTGCTTGGACAGCTCCTTGCCGCGCTGGTCGGACGGCGGGAAGACCAGTCCGCCGTCGTGATCGGCCAGCCGTCGCCGCAACATGACCGCCGCGTCGCGGTTGAGCGGCACAATGCCGCCCGGCTTGCCCCCGTCCTCGCGCACGGTGAGATAGCCGTGGGCCAGATCAATGTCGGCCGGCATGAGCCGGATGATCTCCCCCAGCCGCAACCCCGTGTTGACGGCCAGGATGGCCGCGTCATGCAGGTCGCAACACTGGGTTTCCATGGCCGCGTCCAGCAGCCGGCGGTATTCGTCGCGGGTCAGAAACCGTTCGCAGGCATTGTCCAGCCGCGGCATCTTCACCCGCGATGCCGGATTGCGCCGGTCGAACAGCCCCAAGGCGGTCAGGTGGTTGAAGGTCTTGCGCAGCAAGGCCAGGATCTGCTTGACCGTGGCCGGCTCCCATTCCTCAAGCAGCGCCTCGCGGAACTGCTCCACGGCCTCGGCGCTGATGTCCTCAAGCCGGGAGTCGCCGAACACGGGGTAGATGTGGTTTTTGAGCCGGATTTCGTCGAGCCAGGCGCTTTTCTTTTCCCGCAGGGACCAGGGGATGTAGTGGGTCTCGACCAGTTCGCGGTAGAGCAGGGCGGGTTGTCCCGCCTGTCCCGCCGCGCCGTCGGCCGTCCTGGCCTGCCGCCGCTCCCGCAGCGTGGCCGGACCCTCGCCGGACACATGTCCGGCCTGTATCTGATCGCGCAGCTCGGACGCCTTGCGCACCGTCCATCCCTCGGAGGACCAGCCAAGACCCTCCTCGATGTCCTTGCCTTGACGCTTGAAGCGGATGCTGAAATAGCGATCGGGAGCACCTCGGTGCAACCGCTCGGGATGCTCACGGTATCGAACGCCCTTGACCCCGCTGCTCATCCATTTCATCGCTGTCCCGCCCATGCCCTGTCCCGCCCCTGTCCCGCCGTCGTTTTGATACTGATAAAGACACAGAAAGCCGGGTACGAAGAAAACCAAGGCTTGGCAACACTTTTACTCTTTCTCTGCCTTTATGTGCATGAAGCAAAAGACGCTGGGAAAGACTTAGGATCTGGCGGCTTAGGCTATGGGGGTTCGAGCCCCCCCTCTCGCACCAGACTGATTTTATAGGTTTTATTCTCAGAGCACTCGTCTTTTGGGCGGGTGCTTTTTGTTTACCCCCTCCCTTTTACCCCCCATTTACCCCCCAAAACCGTTCAGACGAGGTTCGGCCAGGTGATTTTTTTCAGGAGCTGTTGTCGTGGGCGGCCTGATTCTCGTCTCCTTTGTAGCCGTGATTGCCCGCCGGGCGGGCCATCCTTGTTTCGGGCTGCAGAAACGAAAAACCCCGCCGAAGCGGGGCTTGATCGTGGGCGTGGTCACGTTCGCGATGATTCGGTGCGCTCAAGGGTCACATACCGTCATCCGGGACCTTGCGCTCCTTTGTTACCGCGACAAGAGCGGTGAGGGGCTTGCCTTTGGCAACGACGGTCGGAATCCGATGGCTTTTCGGGGGCTAAGGCAACGGATATGCTACAGAAAAATCCGCCAGTTCATGTTCAGGGCTTGCCCCAGTCGCTTGGCCATTTCCTTGCCAATTGGGCGCTTGCCCCGTTCCATCTCGGAAATATGGGACTTGTGCACACCGATAGCGGCGGCGAGCTGGGCCTGGGTCATTTCCCGCAATCCCCGTGCGCCACGCAAAGCGCTATCCGGACCCAAGTCAGGAAAAACTTCCTCAATGGTGAACATAGGTTCCAGGGCTTCAGTCAGAGCCGTTTCCACCCTGGCCAACTCGGTCTCTTCCACCACGAAGGAGACCATCACTGTCCCGTCAGTACGGGGCGTTTTCGTGAGTTCCAACATAGGTCACCTCCATGAGGCGGATAGTTTTATCCTCAACAATCCAGACGGCTACGTATGTCGGCCGACCTTTGTTGAGGTGGCAGTGGAAGGTGTTGCCTTGGTTTTTGAGCTTGCCGAAATGGGGCATTGCAGGCTGATTTGGGCCTTCCAGGCGCAACGACAGGGTCAAGATGCGGAAACGGTCCCGAATCCCGGGCGGCATTTTATCAGCCGCTTTTTTAACCCGTGCCGGGATATTTACCGTCCATTCCATGGGATTCAAGTAACCAGCGGTTGGTTATTTGTCAACGTCATCATCGTGTCTCGCCGGCCTGTCCTCCAGCGTCTGGACTATTCGGACATTCATAAAAGCGAAGTTTACATCGACCAGCTCCCAACGGGCATCTTGGTAAGCAGGATCGTCCTTGTAGCGCTCCAGGCTGCTGGGGGCCGGCTTTTCGGCCGCGTCATCCAGCATAAGCTCGACCGCCTCCTGGACGTTCGCAAGGGCCTCTTCCTGGGTGTCGCCGGCGGTGTTGCAGCCGGGGATATCCGGCAGGGTAACACCGTAGGCTTTACCTTGCTCGATGAAGACGGCGGCGGGGAAATACATAGCGCTCTCCTGCCTCAATCCACTTTCTCTCTCTACAGAAAAACCTTGTACGAAGTGTTCAGGGCTTTGGCCAAACGCTCGGCCATGGCTTCGCCAATGGGGCGCTTACCGGTTTCCATGGCGGAGATGTCGGCCTTGGTTACGTCGACCATTACTGCAAGCTGTTCCTGGGTCAGGTCCTCGCGCCGTCGCATACCTCGCAAGATATTACCCGGGCCCATGTCAGGAAAGGTGTCGGCGGTGCCGTACATGCGGTCGTCCAACACGAAAATCCGCCAGTTCATACCCAAGGTCCTGCCCAGTTTCTTGGCCATCTCCTTGCCAATGGGCCGCGTACCCCGTTCCATCCTGGAGAGTTGGGACTTGGAGACCCCGCTTGAAGCGGCAAGCTGCGCTTGGGTCATTTCGCGCAGACCGCGCATACCCCGCAAGGTGTCGCCCGGCCCAAGATCGGCAAAAACCTCTTCGGCCGGAATGTCCGGCTCCAAAGCTTCTTCGATGGCGCGCTCTACGTTGTCGACCCGATCTGCTGGAACTGCGGCACTGACCACCATGAATCCGTCAGCGCGGGGCGTAATCGTGATTTCCAACATAGGTGAGTACCCCCATCGCGTTTATTCATTCCGCAGCTGTTCCCATTCAACGCCCATGGCTTCCGCGATCTTCTTGAGAGTGGATACACGTGGGCGCACGCCTTGTGTCTCCATTTGGGCGAAGGCCGAACGTGTGACGCCCATCCGCCTCGCCACCTCCTCCTGGGTCAGCTTCATATGTTCCCGCCATGCCCGGATAAGGCTCATCTCACCAAGAAGGTTTAACTTTACGACCTCGTGGGGGATCATAACCTCTTCGTCGGGCCGACCGCCGAAGGCCTCTTCGTATTCGCTCCAGGGGATAATCGCGAAAAGGGGAGTTCCATCGGGGGACTTCAATATTTGGTGTTCAGTATGTCTGTTCATCACGTTTTTTGACCTCCATGACTTTGACAATGCGTGGAACGCCATCATGGATCGTAAACAGGACACGATAGCGGCCAACTCGCAGTCGATAGCCGTCCCTGCCTACGAGCGCCTTGACATTGCGGCAGTCCGGCCAGTTTTCCAGCGTATCGACCGCATCCATGATGGTCTGGATCACGGACTTGTCGAGTTTGGTCGCTTGCTTAAGGGCTTTGCTTGTCCATTCCACGCGATTTATGCGGTATATGTAAGAATAGGACAGTTTTTAGTCAAGCTGATACTTGCATTGGCGCAAAGCGTTCATCCCTTGACGCCCTCGGCCGGCCTCGGGCATGGTTATAGCCCCAACAGAACGTGGCGTCCTGCCGCCACCGCCGTCCCTTCCCAGGGGGCCGCGAAAGAGCGGGATTTTCTGTTTCGTCGCCCATGCGCCTCCCCTTTGGGGAAGGGCACATATTGGCGGCGGCTTGACGTCCGGGTGTCCGCGAGGCCCCGGCTGCGTTCTGCAGGGGAGCGTCATGCCGTCGCCTTTTTTCGTGCCCAAATCCCAACAGAACGAGGTGCATCATGACACGACTCATCCCCATCCACTCCGGCCAGCTGGCCGGCGAAGTCGTCCAGACCATCCATGCCCGTGACCTGCACGCTTTCTTGAAAGTCGAAACCCGGTTCGACGATTGGATTCGGCGTCGAATCGAGGAGTACGGCTTTGTCGAAAACCAGGATTATGTAGCAGGGGATTTTTCCTCAAAATTGAGGAAAAATGGGCGAGGCCGGCCGGCCATCGACTACCACCTGTCCATCAACATGGCCAAAGAGCTGGCCATGGTCGAAAAGACCGACAAGGGCCGGCAGGCCCGCCGCTATTTCATCGACTGCGAACGCCGGGCCAAGGCCGCCGCGCACCTCGCCTTGGGGCCCCAAACCCCATCCCACCCCGCCGAAAGCCCGCTGCTCATCCTGGAAGGCGAACTGGCCCGTATCCGGGCCAATGTCGCGTATTTCAAGGACATGGCCGGTGCGCTCAACATCCTGGCATTCACCCACGACGCCGACGCGTTTTCCAAAAGCATGGCCGGCGCGCTGCGGGATATCGCCCAAAGCTGCAGCGATATGCTCGGGCGGGTGGCCGAGGACGTGGGGCAGGTGCGCGGCCGGACGTTGGCTGCCGTCAACGCGGTGCTGGCCGTAAGCCAGGGCAGCCAGGCCGACGCGGCTGTCCGGTCGGCCAAGGCGGCCAAGGCGGCCAGGGCGCGCTGGGACAAGGAACGAAGCAAGAAGACGCATTAGCTGTGGCCCGTCGCCCCGGCCGGCAGGGAAAATGTTCCGGCCGGGGCGATACGGCAGGGGGAGCGTATGGCCACGCCACGAAACCGCAGAACCGATCCAGGGCCGGCCCAGCTGTCGGCGATGCTGCTGCGCAATGTGCCGCCCCACCACCACGAGGCCGAGCAATCGGTGCTGGGAAGCGTGCTCCTCAAGCCGGCGATCCTGGACAGGCTGGCCGGCGAACTGCGGCGGCGGGACTTTTACGACCCGCGCCATCAGTCGGTCTGGGAGGCCATGGCCGCGCTGGGGCAGGCCAACCGGCCGGTGGACCTGGTCACGCTGGCCGATGCCCTGGCCGCTGCCGGGCAGCTGGATAAGGCCGGCGGGGCCGCGTATCTGGCCGAACTCGCCTCGGCCACCATCAGCGCCGCCAACGCCTTCCATCACGCCGCCATCATACGCGGCCATGCGAAGCGACGGGCCATGTCGGATATGGGGCGTCGCATGATCGAAATCGCCTATGACCCTGAGCGCGACCCGGCGGACTTTGTGGCCATCGCCCAGACGGCCTCAGAAGCCGTGCTCAAGGACCGCCTGGATATCCACGGCGAAACGCCGGACGAGTTTCTGGAGCCGTACACCACCTACCTCGAGCAGCTGGAACAGTCGGGCGGCGGCGGAGTGCCCACGCCGTTTTGGCAGCTCAACGATTTGATCCGGGCATTCATGCCCGGCGAAATGGTCGTGGTCGGCGCGCGGCCCAGCCACGGCAAGACCGCCCTGGCCCTGACCCTGGCCGAACATGCCGTGGGGCTCGGGCATCCGGCCGGGATCTTCTCCCTGGAAATGAGCAAGTTCCAGCTCCTCAACCGCATGTTTTCGTCCGGCGCGGGGGTGGCGGCCCAGCGGTTCCGCGACGGCCGGTTCTCCGACGACGACTGGGCCAGGATCTACGACCTGTGTGAGCGGATGAAGCGGCTGCCCCTGCGCATTTACGACAAGCCGGCCCGCAAACCGTCCGACATCCGGGCCGCCTGCCGGCGCTGGCGGCAGGACGGCGGCCTGGGCATCGTCTTTATCGACTATGCCCAACTCATCCCGCCCGACGGCCACCATCAGAACCGGGAGCAGGAGATCGCCTCCATTTCGCGCTCCATCAAACTCATGGCCGAGGATCTGGCCGTGCCGGTGGTGCTTTTGGCCCAGGTGAACCGCGAGGTCGCCAAGCGCAAGTCGCCCAGGCTGGTGGAATCGGATCTGCGCGAGTCCGGCGCGATTGAGCAGGATGCGGACATCATCCTCCTGATCCAGCCTTGGGACCGTTCGGGCCGCGAGGACATCCAGTTCACCAAGCTCACCGTGGCCAAAAGCCGCAATTCCATGACCGGCGACGTGCCGGTGGCCTACAATCGAAAAAACGTGCGATTTGAGCCGGATGAACGGCCATTGTGAGAGGGCTCATGCAGCTGCATGCAGCTGCATGAATGTGGATATGCAGGCGTCGGATAACTTTGTGCAGAGGCGGTGGCAGAATGGGATACGACTTCCGGGTGGAGTCCACATGGCGGACACATCCAAAATTTATCCTGCTGCGGCAGCTATATGGCAGCGAAGGCATTGACGCCATTTTTACGCTTTGGGCGTTTGTGGCTGAAGAACGCAACAAAGGCGTGCTTGAAAACATGTCGGACAGACACATTGCTGCCGCTTGTTGTATCGACCCAAAAAACATCGATCCATCTGAATTTGTAGCAAATCTGGTTGAAATTGGTTTTTTGGACCGACGGGAAGACAGGGTTGTCGTCGTGCATAACTGGGACAAACGGCAACCCAACATCTGGGCGCGCGGTGAGAAGAACCCTGCGAAGGTCGCAGCGGCAAACGCCCGATGGCAGAAAAATGACGACTCTTCTTCCGTAAAAACAAAGAAAAAACACGGTGTTGAGAATGCCGATGCACCTGCAATGCAGTGCATGGGTTCTGCAATGCCCCATCCCATCCCATCTTATCTTAAATCTCTCTCTCTAGCCCCTGACGGGGAGAGAGCGAGAGAGCTGGTCTTCGGCCTCATGTCCGAGTCCAGCCCCAGAGCCAGGCCGAAAGCCCCGGACAAGTGGCCGGCGATGCTCCTGGGGCTCCTCGAGGCCGGACACAGCCTCGAGGAGATCGAGCGGGCCACGCGCTTCGCCCTGCAGGACGCCTTCTGGCGCTCGAGGATCCTCTCGGCCAAGGCCTACCGGGAGAACTTTGCCCAGATTCTTGACCAAGCCGTGAAGGCTGAAGAGCCAGATCCGGGATGCAACGAAGAGGGGAGAGGCCAGGGGATGAGCGCTGAGGCCTGGGAAGAGTTGAAGAAGAAAAACAGAGTCCAGCATGGAGTTTCCAATGCAGTGGTAAAGTCAATGCCTCCTTGACTACAAAAAGGGGTGAATGCTGGTTGATATTTACGGATTTAGTGCAGTTTATCGGTGCAGTAGAGTTGAAAAACGAGGAAAGCAGAGTTCACCACATGGCGAAGTTCACCGATGCGGACTACTTCGAAGGCAAGAAAGCAGGCCTGTCCCAAAAGCAGATGGCCATAGAGCATGGCGTTTGCGAGGCCTATGTCTCGAAAGTCAAGAAACGCTGCGAGGGAAGCGTTGCGGCCGCGACGCCGCCGGTGATCCAGGCCGAGGTGCTGACAAGGCAGCATGACGCGCTGACCAAGCTCTCGCTGTTGGCCGACAAGGCGGCCGCCCTCGCGGAGCTGTGCGAGAAGGCCCTTGCCGGCGATTGGCAGGCCAAAGGGCGGCTGGAGCAGCTTGTGGGGCGCAAGGGCAACGGTTTGCAGGCCTACGTCGCCATCCTGGCCGAGATGCGTAAGCAGCTGGAGCTGGACAACACGATCAAGCGCACCAAGTTCGATATCGAGCGGTGCATGCGTTTCCAGGACGAGACGCTCAAGGCAATCCAGGAAGAGTCGCCGGAGATGGCGGCGCGGATTGTCCGGCGGCTGGTGGCGGCTGACGCGACCCTCTCTGCCCTCGATTTTGGCCTGAAGCCGGCGGAGTAGATTCGTCGTCTTTCATACAAAAGACGACGAAAAGGGGAATGGCGATGGCTAATGAATACAGTGTGTTGCCTGAGAACCCCCGGTTCTCCCCTCGTGGAGCCCTTATCCGTAATCGTGTAATGCAAAAATAGCATGAAAAGACGACGAAAACGGAGGCAGGAAATGACGCGCAACAACCACGCCGCCAAGGGGTCTCGGATCGCTGTCGGGCCGATCAAGGGCAAAAAGGATCTGGCGACGATCGCCCGGCTGCTGTTCGACAAGCCCCGCGACTATGCGCTTTTCGTCGTCGGCATCCACACAGCCCTGCGGGCTTCGGATCTCCTGGCCCTGACCGTCGGCGAGGTCAAAGCCATCCTGGCCGATCCGGACGACGGCGATGTGGTGCGGGAGATCAAGACCGGCAACCTGCGGCGGATCAGCGCCAACAAAGCCGTCAGGGAGGCCGTGGAGCGCCTTTTGGCTTCCAGGCCATGCCAGGATGCGGATTTGCTCTTTCAGGGCAAACGGGGGCGTCTGACGACGTCCTGGCTGCGCCGCATGGTTATCGGCTGGTGCGAAGCCGTCCACCTGCCGGGCCATTTCGGTTCGCACACCCTGCGAAAGACCTGGGGCTATCACATGCGCGTGACCCATGGCGTGGACATCCCGACGCTGATGACGATCTTCAACCACGCCACGCAGCGCCAAACCCTCGACTACCTGTGCATCCAGCCGGAAGAGATCCGGTCGGTTTACGCCTACGAGCTGGTGTGAGGAGGGACCATGGCAGGAGGACGGCGGTCTTCGGGAATCCTGGGCGGTCGGGACAGCCGGTCGATCATGACCGACTTCCTGACCAAGGTGCAGACAGTGGTCCAGACGACGGAGCAGCCCCCCGCCGGGGGGGTGGGGGGGTGGGCCTGCCAGGAAGGGGTGGTCCTCGATAGGGGGCCCTTCTCCTTCTCCCGTCACGAATGCCTGCAGGAACCCTATTCCGACGATCATCCCCGCCAGGTCGAACTGAAATGCGCCCAGATGGGCAACACCACCCGGGCCATTCTGCGGGCTTTCTGGTGCGCGCTGTTCATGCCCTTTGTCGGCATCCTGTACCTGTTCCCGTCGTCCAAGGGCTCGGGCGACTTCTCGCGGACCCGCGTCGGGCCGCTGGTGGATCGCAACCCGGAGACCCTGGGCAAGTGGGTGGTGGACACGGATTCCATCGGCCTCAAGCGCGTGCGCGGCATGAACCTCCTGTTTCGCGGCACGAAATCCACGGAAGGCCTCCGCTCTGACCCGGTGGACTTCGTGATCTACGACGAGTTTGACCTGTTCCCGGCCGGAATCGACGCCGTGGCCCGGGAGCGCATGGCCCACTCGGACCACAAGTGGGAGCATTTCCTGTCCAACCCGACCCTGCCGGATTTCGGCATCGATCGCCTGTACCAACTCACGGACCAGCGGCGCTGGCTGCTCAAGTGTCCGGCCTGCGGCGGCTGGACCGATCCGGTGGAGGAATGGGAGGCTGCGGCCTCCCCCCGGGAACGGGGCGTGCCG